ATCTTTGGAAGCAACTGCAGCAGAAGCTATGAGACAAAATCCAGATCAAGCAACAACCATCATGGGTAAATTCCAAGATGCATCTGAAGGAATTATTAATAAACATGAAAATCTAAATACAAAGATTTATAATAATGCACAAGCAATAAACGTACCTTTGATTAATGATGCTGCTGAATCTAGTGCTGCAAAGTTTAAAACCTTTATGGATGAAAGTAATGCTTCTGCAGAAAATTTCCAAGTTGCATCTATGGAAATGCAAGACAATCTAGTAAATGCTGTTAATGATCAAATGAGTAATGCAGATCAACAATACATGGAGAATTTAAAAAATCCACAATTCTGGTATAGTCCGCAAGCACATAACATTGAATACTATAATGAGAAAGGTCTTGACCCTACTACTGGTCAACCTACAAGTGAGAGCATGGCAGCTTATGAAGAATACAAACTTTTAGCAGAAAAAGATAAAGAGTTTGCTGATAAATATTTTGATAAAATATATAAACCTAAGAAAAATTCTGATGAAGTTAACATAACTAGGGATAACGATAAACCAGCAAAGTATGGAAAAGAAACTTCACGTGAGAAAGACTTATTAAGAAGTAAGAGAGAGTTAAGAAAATGGATTCTAGGATACAAATAAATATAAAAAGTTTATAAATATGAATCCTCTACATCATAAAAATTTAGTAATTTTGTAATATGGCAACCTACCTACCTAACGTAAATAAATATGTATCTAAGAGTAAGGCTTTTACACCTAACTTTAAATTCATTTCTGATGCATTAAGTCAGAGGCAAGACAGATATGATACTAACTACAGAAAGATGAATAATCTTTATGGTAGTGTAGTACATGCAGATTTAAGCAGAGAAGACAATAGAGAAATTAGAGATAGTTACGCAAAAGAACTTGCTCCTAAATTACAACAAATATCAGGAGTAGATTTTTCTTTACAACAAAATGTAGATGCAGCTAAAGCTTTATTTACACCATTTTTTGAAGATGATAAAATGGTAAGAGATATAGTATTTACAAAAAGGCATCAATCAGAGTTACAAAAGTTTCAAAACTTTAGACAAAGTAATGATGAAGAAACACGTAGAAAATACTGGGGTGAAGGAGTATCTATGTTAAACTACAGTATGGCTGATTTTCAAGCAGGTTCTAGAGAAGCTTCAATGAATGTCCAATTACCAGAAGCTGTAGAAAATATTAATCTTGTACAGATGGGTATTGATGCTCTTAAAGAGTTAGGTATGTCAGATGAGCAAGTATCTATTAGTCCAGATGGTAATTATCAAGTAACACAAAAGAATGGATCATTACTAACAAGAAGAGCCATAGGTAAGGATGAAAAAACAGGAGACATGATATATACAAATCCTGCACAAGATTATATTAACCAAACAGTTTTAGATGATCCAAGAGTACAAAGATACTATGCTACAAAACATTATGTAAGAGCAAGAGAGTTTTATGAAGCTAATGCTGAAAAATATGGTGGAATTGATGCAGCAAAAAAAGTATTCTATAATGAAGTGTTATCTGGATATTTTCAAGATCATGAAAAGAACAAAGCAGAAAAAGAAAAAGAAGTAATAAGTTCTGTAGAAGCAAAAAATGATTGGGATTCTTATAGAAAGAAGCATGGTGATTTTGTTTTAGGGTCTGAAGAGCATAAAGATTACCTTAGAGCACGTGATGAATATTTAATGATTAAGAACGGTAGAAAGCTAGAAGACAAACATCATAATGAAATAGATGGTGAGTCACAAAGCATAGATGATTTAGAAAGAAAATCTAGAAATGCATATATGATGTTTAATATAGATGCAGACACTAAAGCTGCTGCTAAATTTTATTCTAACATTGAATCTAGTAGAACAGTTAAGGCTGATGAATATGCCCTTAAAAATCATGCACATGGATTAAGCATGATTGAGAAAGAGTATGACAATGCTCAAAAAAGAATAAACACTGCTTTTGAAAAAGGTTACATGATTGATGATAATGGTCAAATGATACCATTGCCTTGGGCAGAAGGAGGATCTGGAGGTGGTAATCAAGAAGGAGTTGATGTAGGAGTTAGATATAATGATGCAAGTAATACTGACATTATTGCTGGTAGTGCAGAAGAAACAATGAATATTACTAATGATGGAACTGTAGATGTAGTTGCTGATAATTCAACAGCTATAAGTAACAAAATTCAAGGTATTAGGGAAACTAGATGGAATGCTATTGAAACATATTATTCAGATAAAGCTAATGACCTTGGTGATGATGACACTGCTTATACATCAGACGGTATGAAAATTGATGGTAAATTTATGAGTTGGAAAGAAGCTAAAGAATACTATTTAGATCCAGAGAATAAAGAAAAATTTAAAACATTATTTACTAAAGTAGAAAATATTGTAGAAGGAAAAGATACTGGACCTAGTTTACAAAGAAATAATCCTGCAACATATTTAAAATTAAAAGAGCAACTAAAAAAAATAGAATCAGATGGTGTAGCAGTCTTTGTTACTAGAGACAAACAAAATGAAGTTACACAAAATGTTATTAATTTACTTTTAGCTGATGGTGATATAACTTCTTTTCAAGCAAACATGTTAGATGCATATCCTATATTTAATAGTCAAGGTCAAATGATACCAGCAGAACAAATTGTAGACCGTATGCAAAAAGATTTTATTGCATGGTATGATGGTATAGGTGGCAACTTACAAGGTCAAGATCTTACAGAGGTTGCACGAAAGTTTGGATTTAAAAATGAAGAAGAATTACTAGAACAACTAAATCCTAGAGATCTTGTATTTGGAGGAAATGCTAGAGTAAGAACATCACAAGAACAGAAGACCCGTGGGAAAACAACCATACAGTTTATGGCAGATAAACATTTTAAAAATATATATAATGAGTACTTTGGTAAAGATAGCGCAACAGATTTATTTAATGATATTAAAAACAAAGTAAATAAAAGAATGACTACAGCAAATGCAATACCAGGAGTTACTTCTTTTAATGCTGCATCTATGCTTACTAACCAACAACAAGGAGGTACAGGAGGAACTATATATAATTATCATGCTTCAGAGTATATTAATGGACAATTTAATTCAGCAGCAAATGATCAACTACGTTTAATAAATCAATTATTACAAGGACCAAAACAAAACTATAGTATTACAAAAGGAGATGCAAGTGGAGAATACACTGCCGTAACTGACCCTGAAGCACTAGCTACAGTTACAGAGTTTATTAAAAATACTAAAATGGCTCCAGGAGATTTTCCTAAAGGTAAAGGACCTAATGCAACAATAGCATGGGCTGAAGTAATAGGAGGAGAAAATGGAAAAGGTAATCATAGTGGTTGGGTTATAACTTTTGGTGATGCCTACGCAAATGAAAAGGAAACAACAGATGGTCCTATATATGACATAACTCAAAATCAAATAACTATATTTGCTGATAAAGAATTTGGACAAAACAACCCTAACGCTGTTAGAAACACATATGTCTCAGAAACTGAGTTCATAGTAGATTTAGATAATACCAGAGTAGTAAAAAATGATGGAGGAAAGTTTATGTTCTACAGAAATAGTGACGATCAAATGATGTTTAAATATGCACTAGCTGTATATGACAAGAATACAAAAGGAGGCAGTATTGTTTATTCAGGGTATAGTGACCCACAACCAATTTCTGGTGGTTTTGCAATAGACCAAGTATATAATCATTATGATAATTTATTAGAAAAACAAATACAAATAAACACAGACGCTTCTAACGCACATAAAAAAGAAACAAAATCTAGTAACTCAGAACAATAAAACCATGGCTGAAGAAAACGTAAATCTGACTGAACTAATGTCACAAGATATTATGTCAGGCACTCCTGAATCAATTGAAGGCACATCTGACTGGAATAATATAAAAGACAGCCTACTTACAGGAAGTGAACCACCAGGTCTTAATGAGATAGAAGGATTAGAAAATGCTACAGCATTAAATAACATGGTAGCTAAATTTCCTGTTTATAATGCACCATCTGTTGCACAAGTACCAACTCTTGAAAATGCTAGAGATGAGGTCTTAGGAGGAGGTATCCAACAAGTTTTAAACGGTATAGGTAAAAACGGTCCTAATGAAACACAACCAACACGTTTCGGTATTAAGAGTTCTAATTTTGACAGATATTATAATCATCCAAAATTCAATGAGTTAGGTTTTCACCCTTATGCAAATAATGAATTAACATATAATGAAAGATCTAGTTGGTGGGATGAAAACCGCAGAGCTAGAAGTCAATGGAGTAAAATATTTAGTACTGGTTTTTTAAGCACTTATGATGCAATAGGTGATATGTTACGTGGTGAATACCTAAGTGCTGATACTGATGGTGCACAAAACTTTGCTGACGCAATGAGAATAGGTAACTCAACTCAAGAAGGTACAGGTGCATTTTTTAACAATCTTGTTTTAAATTCTGGATATACTGTAGGTATAATAGCTAATATAGCAGTTGAAGAACTTGCAATGGCTGGAATGTCAGCTGCAACATTTGGTGCCGCAACACCTGCAGCTGCTACTAGAACTGCATACAATACTGTAAGAGGAGCTAAGGCTATAGATAAATTGTTTGATGTAGGAGACTATGCTGGTAAAAGTAGAAGCATGTTAAATCAGATGAATAATTTAAGTTGGACAAAAGATTTCTTTAATAAAGGAGGTAGATGGGCAACTAATGTATTAACACCTAATACTTATAAAGCATTAAAAAACATCAACAGTGTACAGAACGGAGCTAGTCTTCTTTCTAATTCTGCTAAGATAGCTAAAACTACAGGCGGTTTGTATAGAGACTTTAGAGCTATTAATTTAGCTATGGCAGAATCTAAGTTAGAAGGTGGGATGGTTAAGAATGATTTAATAGATGAACTATATTCTGAGTTTGTACAAAAACATGGACGTGTACCAGTAGGAGATGAGATAATAGAAATAATTAACAAAGGAGATCAAGCAGCATTTACAACAACAATGCTTAATGCTCCTGTTATATTCTTTTCTAATGCTATTGTATTTGATACTATGCTTAGAGGTTTTAGAGGTACAGGTTCTTTATTAGCTGCAGCACAAAAAGGAATAGGAAGTAGAGTACTTAAAAGTTCTCAAAAACAAATGGGTACTGCAGGAACTAAAGCGTTTTATGATGGAGGAGTATCTGGTTATAGAAGATTTATAAACAAAGGTCTTACTGGAAACTTAAAAACTTTTGCAGGAGCTTCATTGAACTATGGTCAAGCCAACTTTGTAGAAGGTATGCAAGAAGTTATACAAGAAGGTATTGCTGTAGGTGCAAAAGATTATTATCACAATTTATATAAAGATCCATTAGCAGCAGGCATTGATGCTATAGCAGCTTCAACATATGCAGGTGTGAAATCACAAATGTCAGGACAAGGTTTTGAAGTATTTATGTCTGGATTTTTAATGGGTGGTTTAGTACAAGGACCACAGAATTTAATTTTTACAAAAGGTTCTGAGTATTATCAAAAGAAAACTGACCCTGAAGGATATAAAGAGTATCAAGAAGCTAAAGATGCATACGTAAAAGAAACTGTAGATGTCCTTAATAAAGTATATGAAAATCCAGAAGAATATTTTCACCCAGATAAAATACAAGCATTAACACAAAAAGAAATTAATGAAAGTTTATTCTCTACAACTTTTGCAGAAGATGCTATGTCTTTTATGGATAAAAAAGATTCTAGTAAGTTTCATGCACTATACACAATCATGCATGCTGGCAAAATGGGAGAGTTTAAAGCACAAATGCAAGATTATCTACAATTAGATGACCGTGGTTTAGCTCAAGCTTTTCCACAAGCAACACGTGAAGAAATTAAATCAGGTAAGACTAGAGAAAGAGTTCAAGACATGATTGACAAAATGGACGACATAGAAAAGTCCTATAATGAACTTAATGATAAAATTATAAATCCTTTCAATCCTAAGCAATTTAAAAAAGGAACTAAAGAACACTTTGAAGAAACTATAAGCAAGGAGGCTTTTGATCACGCAAAAATGATTGCAATGTTTACTAGAGATGGTTTTGAAAGAGCTTTAGAAAGATCTAATGAAATATATACAGAGCTATCTTCAAATCCATTATTATCTAAAATGGATGCTAATGACATTTCTGTGCTTGCTGACACAGCACAACTTATCCAAGAAATTAGAATATTAAAAATTGATATTAAAAATCAAACTACACCCATACCAGGAGAAGGACCTGTAAGTGTTACAGGTGAGATGAAAACAATATTAGATAAAAAGAAAAAAAGATTAGAACTTCTACAAGATTATTTTTCCGTATTGACTGATCCTGAAAACATACACAAGTATGAACAACCTGAAGGTAAACAATCTAAAGAAGGTAGTAAAGAAGATGCTGAGTTTAATAGACTATCAAATATAATTACAAGTGATGCTATTAAAAAAACTAGAGAAAATGTATTAAGCACAAAAATAATTACTGATCAAGTTTCTGAAGACCTTGTAAAATATGAAACAGGTACATCTAATCCTTTTGGGATATTTGATATAAATAACACAGACAAGTTAGAGGGGCCTATAATGGCATTTCTAAATGACATCTCTGGTGATACTAAAGATAATTATATTAAGTATGATGAGATTAAAGGTACTATTACAAAGCTTATAGATCATAAAGCACTTAAAGGTAGAGCTGAAGATTATAATAAAATAATTAAAACTATACTACAACCTGAAAATCTTAAAAATGTTTCTGCAAAAATCTCTGTAGTATTTAAAGAATTATTCTTTGAGAACAAAGCACAGGTTAAAGAAAGAATGAAAGCTCATGTAGCACAAGAAGAAAAAATTAACTTCCTTAATGCTCTTGCTGAATATGGTATATATCCTGAAGCAAATCAAGCTGAAACCTTCCTTAAAGGAGGAGAAGCACCTTATGAATATCAAACAGAAGATGGTATATTAACACCTGATACTAATTTAGATCTTTATAATACAAAAGATGAAATATTAGGTGAATATTTAAACTTAAGTAATAATAAGGTACAGAGTGATAAAAAAGATAAAGCAAAAGAAGAAGATGTTAAAGATCAAGAGTCTGATCCTTATAACTTTGAAGAAACACACTTTGAGAAAGATGAAGAGTCTGATGAAATAACAGAAAGCTCATTAGGTAAATACACAGGTAACCGTTATGGTGATGCTTATTTAGTTAAAAAACATAAAGAGTATTTAGTAGAAAGAGAGGGTAAAGATGGTACAGTATTAACAAAGCATGCGGACTGGCTAGCAGACTCTGTATCAAAACAAGCAAGAGTAGTTGAGCTTGCTATAAAAAGAATCTATGATGAAATATTTGTAGAAGAAAAACTTGTGGGTAAATCAGATGAAAGTTTTTATGGTTGGTTAGGTACAATGAAAAGTGATCAAAGAGTTGGAGATATACTTAGAAGTGTTAATATAAAAATGTCTGACATTATAGAAGAAGCTGAAGAAGACACAGGAGTTAAGATTACTACTAAGACAAAAGTAAAAGAAACAATTATTACTGATAAAGATACTGGTGACAGATTTAAAACTTATGATGTTGTAGATGAAAATGGTGATAAGATAAATGAAAAACCATTTACTAATAAAAAAGAAGCTGAGTCAGAAAAAAGATCTATTCAGAAAAAGAGAGTTAGTAAAAAAGCTGATTCAACACCGTTCCCGTTTGCTGGTAAAACATATACAAAAGGAGATAAATTAATAGATCCAAACGGAGAAGAGTATGTTGTATTTTCTACTCCAGCTATGGTAGAAAAAAACAAAAACATATACTTAAAACATATAGATAAAATAGCTAGTAGGAAAAAAATAGACAAACTGTTTAGAGATGAAACATCTTTTAATGAGATGAATCTTACACCAGCACCAAAAGAACAGTTAGACTATAGAAATACAAAAAGTAAAATAAAAGTTAATGAACCACTTTCTATATTTCCTGTTTATGATGAAAGCATAGCTTTAACTGCAGATAAAAAAGAAGAAGGTATTTCTAAATTACAGAAAACATTAAGAGAACTAAAGCCAGAAGATCTATCTAAAATTACTTTTAGAGTTACTACAGGTCCTAACTGGTTCCGTGCTGAATCAGAAAAAGCTGGTGATAAAGAAAATTTTAAACCATTTGCAGATGCTATTGAAAATGATTTAATAAAAAGACATGGTCAAAAATGGCAAGTAGAAGTTCAATTTAATAATGAAACTATAGGTTTTTTCCAAGGCCCTACAACTTTACAATTAATGAATAGAAAGGGTAATGTTATAAACCCTATGGAAATAACTGAATCTCAAGTTAAAGATATATTTAGATTAAATAAACAAAAAGTTAGTGACGTTGTACAAACAGTAAAAGATAATTATGCAGAAGCATATTCTGTATATGATACTATAGATAAAGCAATGGTTGGTTTAGATGAAAAGATTTTTACACAGAAAGAGTTAGGTGTAAGTCTAAATGTATCTGAAGGATCTGTTGCTATAGCTGAACCTGGTGAAGGTGTAGACTTTAAAGATCTTGATTATAACTCATTGTCTTTTGTAAAAAAAGAAGATCTAGTAGATCCAAATGAAAAACCTTATTTTATATTAGACTACAATAGAAAGTATAATGAAGACGGCACTCTTCCTACTGGGAAAGTAGAATACAACGTCATAACTAACGTTGAGTCAGGCACACCATCTAGACAAAGATTAAAAGAAGAAGCTAGGAAATATGAAGATAAATTTAATCCTAAAAAAAGAGTAGGTAAATACATTGCTCTTGTAACATTACCTAATGGTAAGTCAGCATACGTAAACCTTGTACCTAAGTCTATGACTGAGAGTGCTGTTATAGATTTATTTAATGATATGCAAAATAGGTCTATTGAGACTACTGAAAATAATGTAACTGATAAAGTTGATAAAGCAGCATACAATAAAAAATATAATGCTAAACTGAACAAAGATCTTTTTATATCTAGTAATGAAGGTGTGTATATAGAAATTAAAATTTCACAAGATGGCCAGTTTAGAATGGACTATACAGATTTAGTTGTAAAAAAGAAAAAGAAGAAAGAAGAAGAAGATATACAAACTGCACAACTAATTATACCAGCTAATAAATTTCAAGAAATGTCTGACATACAAGAAGTGTTAGATATGATAAATACAAAAGTTTTTGGTTCTACTACTCCTATAGCTGGAAAAGCTTTTGTTACTTTAGAAAGTTTTAGAAATTCTGTACCAAAAGATCCTAGCATAGAAGATATACAAAACATGTCTACTAAACTAAACAAAGAAATTAAAAAGGATATTAACTTTACAATGTCTTCTACAGACTCTATACATGTTACAAGAAGAAAAGTAGCAAAGTCAAAACCAAAAGAATTGCAAAAAACTGCTGATGAGCTAAGTCCTGCAGAAAAAATGGATGCATATGAAAATGATTTTTCTGATGTACCTGTTGATGTATTAAAAGATATAGCAATAAAATTAAATGATAATAAAGAGTTAACTGAATTAGAAGAAGCAATTGATTCATTTAGAAGAGTAGATATACAAGGCTTAAGAATACAACTTGCTACTAAGCCAGTTTCACAATCTAATACGGTAAGTGAAGCTAATAATCAAAATGCCGTTAGTGAAATTATAGAACTTAAAGAAAAATTAAAACTTAGAAAAAGAGCAATAAGAAATGAAAATAGACAAAAGTGGGCAAAAGGTGAAAGACCCGTTACAGCACGTGAGTTAGCTGAAATAAATAAAGATGTTATTTTAAATGATCCTGAGATAAAGCTTTTAGATGCACAACTTAGACTAGCACAAAGTAAAGCTAATAAAATAATCAAGAGTTTTGATGGACATGACATAGAAGATGTTGAAACTTTTACAAGGTGGGTACAAGATAATCTTCCTGAAGATATTAGAGTTGATGTAGAAGGTCTTACAACTAAACTTAAATCAGGTTATATCACAGTTGGTCAATTTTACATGCAACTAAAAGATATATCAAAAGGTATAATGGGATTAGAAGGAGTTATAACAGTTAGTGCTAATTCTCCATTTAAATACCATGAGGCTTTTCACTCTGTCTTTAGAATGCTGTTGACAGAAGCTGAGATAACTAAGTATTTAGCTATTGCAAAAAAAGAAGTAAAAGTAAAGCTTAAAAAAGAAGGCATCACTTTAGATACTGCTTTAGATAATATGAGAAAACAACATGTTATGTATGCAGAAATGACTAAAGATAAATTAGAAGAAAGATATTATGAAGAATATTTAGCTGATGAGTTTGATAAGTTTAAAATGGATCCTAAATCTACTAAGACTAATACAGAAAACAAATCATTGTTCCAAAGAATAATAGACTTTATATTTGGTGTGCTATCAGAATATAAACCTAGACAGTTAAATAAACTTTTTGATGGAATAGATTCAGGAAAATATAAAAACACTTCTATACAAGAAAATAGATTTACAAAATCTTTTGATGGAGATATTGCATATAAGTTAGAATTAATAGATCCTAATTTTATTGAAAGAACAGCTGAAGATGGTTCTAAAAAACTAAAACAAGTTAAAAATTATATACCAGCAGATCAAGTTAATGAAATAGTTTCAGGTATATCTAATTTATATGTAAGTAGATTAGACAAAGGATCAGGACCATTAGATGGTAAACTTATATTAGACGATGCAATAGCTGATTGGATAGAAATGTATAATCCAGACAGAGACTTTTATGTTGACCAAGGTGTATGGTATGACGAAAATGTAGATGAGTTAACTTTAGTATATGAATCATTGCTAGAACAAATTGAAGATGTTAGAGATCTAGTAACAAGAAGAGTGTCTGAGTTTAGCGGAATACAAATAGAAGATGTAGATTATACTGAACAAGACCAAAAATCTGTAGGTGATTTTGATAAATCAGCAGATGAGTTTGGTGGCTATTCTTCATTACCTAAACGTATAAGATTTTTAATATCACAAACTACAATAGAGGAAACTGATAGATACGGTAATAAATACGTGAATGAAGAAACTAAAGAACCTATTGTTATAAATGTAAACCCTGAATACATATACAACGGGTTACTAAAAGTTTTAGCTAACACACCAAATGATCTTAAAATGTTCCAAAAGGCTTGGTTGTTTTCTAGAAATAATGCACATACAAAAGCTGTAGTTACAAAATTATTTAAAGACATAGGTATATTAAAAGGTTTTGAAAACGGAGACATGCTTAAACCAGAGGCAGAGATACCATCAACAGTTGCTGACTCTTCTTTATACTTATCATTCATTAAAGGTTTTAGAAAATATAGAGTTGACAACATATTTGCACACACAGATACAGACACAGGTATTACACACCTTTACGCAGCCAACAAAAAAGATGATGCTCATGCAACAATTCAGCAATGGGCAGAAGATTTTAACAGGAGATACTCTAAATTAAAACTAGAAAACTCAGAAGAAAAAGAACTTGTTAAAGATGTACTTACTGATTTAACTAATTTATTGAAACGTACTTCTATTCCTGAAACGTATAACTTATTAGAAAAAGTAGATACAATAGCTGAAACACTTAGTAGTGTTGCAGGTATGAATATACATCCAAACTATATACTATATACTGTTTACGATGGTCTTACAACTCTAACAGAAGAACAACAAATTTTATATGATGCATATTCTTTTGTTGATCCTATAGAAGTAGAAGCTTTGTCACACATTAGACAATCTTTAGAATCAGGAGAAAACCTATACTTAGATAATCAAACAGTTCTTGAGACAGAAGATGTTGATGGAGAAATTGAATATACTAAAGGTGGAGTTAAAGGTAGATTAAAGAAACTAGCATTAAACAATGCTCATTTTGATGAAGCAGTTGGTGCATCTACTTTTATAGATGCAGAAGGTAACAGAAGATATGCACATCAAGATCCTACTTTTCATTTAGAAAAAATTGCAGAAATGGAAGGTGCAGATTATATAAGTGATAAACTAAAAGAAGATGTATTCTTTGACAAAAACATGCTTCTTAAAGATCCTAAGTTTCAAGCAATGGTTGCAGCAGGTCAAGTAAAAGCTTTGCGTATTGTGGGTAGTAAAGAAGGAGCATTAAAATTAAATGACACTGGTCTAGCATCAGAAAGGGGTAGGCTTGTTGGTGATACTGGTGTAAGTTTTGGTAAGTCAAAGCCTAGAGAATTTGCATTAGATATGATACATGCATACTTATATAATTATAATAGGGTTTCTCCAGATAAAACTAGAATAGGAACTGACATTAACGATAATGATTTTGCTATTTCACCAATAAACATAAGAGTTATAGAAGCAAGTAATACAGGTGATTTTGTTTCTGCACCAGTGCATAAAATGATGAACCGTAACAAATCAGGTAATGAGATCAGTGATAAAGCTCTAGACATGTTTATAAATGAAATTAGAATAGAATTTGACAGAGCAAGGAAATTTCATTTAGATGAACAAAATAATGTAGAGAATCTTGTTGATAATAAAAAAAGACTTGGTAAGCTTCATACTACATATACACTATTAAGTAAGCTAGAAGTTAGAAAACGTAATGTAAAAGCTGCACTACCTAAAATAGGTAAAGATCAACTAGCAGCAATATCAGATAGTAAACAGCTTTCATATATAGCAACTACAGCAGATGCAATAGCGTCTAACTTATCTAGAGATGAAGAGGGTGTAATTAATATAAATGGAGAAAAATTCTTAATGACAAACAGAGGTAAGTTTAATTTTAATGAGCTTTCTGATGAAGAACAAACAGAATTAATAAATAGATATAACCCTAGCATTACTACTATTGAGTATGAAGATAAAAAACAATACGGAGTAGATATAGAAATAGGAGATTCAGGCAAATTAAAATATTATACTTATAATCCAGCTACACGTAGTTTCTTTAAAGGGTATAAAGACATGGTTATCTTTGACTTTCAAAAAGTACAAGAAGAAGAAGTTGAAACTAAACTTGTTGAGTCAGAAGAAAGTGGAGAAATAATAGCGGATTCTGTAAAATTAGATTTAAATGCTGTACAAAGAGTAGAACAAGTTGCAGAATTTGGTATAGAAAATGTAAAAGAAGAAGATCTTTTTGATACTATAATGGAAGAAATAGGTGGCCCTGAAATAATTAAAGAAAGATTACAGTCAGAAATAAATGAATTTATACTAGGTCTAAAAGAATTAAAAGCATACACTAGAATATCTGGAGAGATAGGTAAAAGCTTAGGTCAGTATAAAAAAATTAAAAAAGGTACAGATACTGCATATGATAATTCAAACTTAGATTATTTTATGGAACTGTACAACCTAAAAGACAATGATCTAGAGTTTAACCTAGCTCAAATATATCTCAACAACTATATAAATACAAAATCATTTAATCAGCTAGTACTTGGTGATCAAGCCTTATCTCTTAAGAGTTTTATTGATGCAGTTAAGAGAGCTAAGATGCAGAATGGGGCAGGAGCTTCAGCAGCAACGGAGATCTATGATGAAGATAAAGGTGTAATGCATAAAGTTGATCATATGACTGCTGTTGTACATGAGGACTTTAAATATGATTTGCAATTTAATGAGATATATAAAACAGATAGAGACAAAAAGAAAGAAGACGGAGATTTACAAGATGGTCAAATATACGTAACTGAAAAAACATTAAGATACATGTTATTTGGCTTTGGTAAGTTAAACAAAGCACAGTCAGAAGTTATGGATCTTATTAGAGAAGGGAACATAACTAAAATAAGTGAAGAATTTTTTGGATCTGCAAGAAAACTAAGTCATAAAAAATTAGACATGATTGCTAACTCTTTAAAAATTGTTTATGGTGATGGTTTAACATTTTTAAAAATGTCTGCTACTTTACTATCTAAAAACGCTTATTCAGTACAAGACGCAGAAGGCAATTGGGTAGCAAGAGAAGGTAGAGAAGAGCTTCATAACATGAGAGTTAAGTTAGAAAAACATGAAGAAGATGAGTGGGCAGCAGGTAGAGGTACGCTAGCAATGTCTGTACCTAAGTCTGCATCCAAGATGATGAATACAAATCTTGTGCCAGAAAATACAGACATGGTTAATGAGAGTCCTATTGATCCTAAATACACAATGGACTTGTCAGCAGATTACATGAGATTACAGATGATTAATCCTTCTAATAAAATAGAGATTGTTGATGCAAGACAAATCAAAAACCTTATAACTAGTGAGCAAGACTTAGGAACTATAGTTATAATGAATGGTGTAGAGACAACTGTAGGAGATCTTATTAAACGTTACCACCAGCTAGCAGGAGATAAATTAAAAAATGAATATTTTGCACAAAGAAATTTAACTTTTAATTGGTCTAGTGCAATATCTGCCTTAGACAAAGTTTCTGATGTAAACGGATATGTACCTACTAAGTCTAAAGTAGATGCTGACTTACGTGCTTTTGTAAAGTATGCAGTTGCAGGATTAGAAGCATCTAAAGCTAAGACACAAATGTTATCATACTTTAAAGTAGACAAGTTTGGTAACCCACAGTACAACCTAAATGGACCAATGACTCACAATAAGTTTGAAGAATTGTTTCTTGCATATTTCTCTAAAGGTATACTAGCAGGTAAACAACCAGGTGTTTCTGCAGCATTAGTTTCAGATTTTGGTATGTACTCAGTAAAACAAGTTATAAAAGTAGATGAAAAAGGTACACCAATACAATGGAGAGTTATAAGAAGTGATGATTGGGAAAACTTAAAAAGACAAAATCCAACTAAATACAAAGCTGTAAAACAAAAAGAAAATTTAAATGATCATAAATTAGAAACAGGTGATTTTTATTTAGATAGACTTAGAAGTAATGTTGTAGAGTATGATGAGTTTGGTAATGACACAGGTCAAAAGTATACAGAGTTTATGATGCCTCCTCATTTTAAATCACAATTACAAAACTCAGTAGCTTGGAATCAGTCTTTACCAGACGCTGTTGCTAAAATGTTTGGTATAAGAATACCATCACAAGATAAACACTCTGCAGTAAATTTAAAACTTGTAGATTACTTACCAGTATTTATGGGATCTTCTGCAATGTATGCAAGAGAACTTATAGAATTATCAGGAGCGGATTTTGATATTGATAAGTTATACATGCAAATGAAAGAATTCTATTATAATGGTTCAGAGTTTGTTGAGTATGGTAAAGCTAAAAATGAAGCATCTGGTTATAAAGAATATGTAAGATGGGTATTAGAAAATGCAACCAAGGCTTCTGCAATAAGACAAGCTTTAAATAGATGGAATGATGCTGAGAAAGTAAAGCTAGCAACAGGAATTACAGCTGATGAATATAATGCATTAACTCTTGAAGAACAAAATGAAGCAAGAAAAAAGATAACAAGCGCTAATAATAAAATCACTATAGATCTTTTAGATGCTGTAATGCACAGTGATGTTCCTTTAGATGCTGTTATGATAAACAAGATGTTTGATAGGTCAGAAGGCTTACCTGAATCTTTAGAGTCTATTGGATTGCCAGTAACTTTTGCTGAGTACAAAGCATTTAAAGAAACTAATAATAGAGAACCTTATACAGCAGCAATAAACAATGAGATATTAGATGTTAAATTTGGTCTCTTAGGTAATAAAGGTATTACTGAACCAAGAGAAGGAAGACATACATCAATTTATTATGAGCCTGCAGTTACTACACCATTGTCAGATTCTAATGCAGCTAAAGAAGGTGCTGAGGGTGGAGTTTTAGAATGGATGCTAAATGAAATAGGTGATGTTTTAAACATAGTAGGAGAAGACCAACTAGATGTAGACAGTTTGTTAGGTCAAATTGAAGCATGGACAAACAACAAAGAAGGTGCAAGATCTATTGGTAATGTTGTATTACCTAATATGATTATGAGTCTTCTTACTGAGTATGGTATTAAAATTAGAAACGTAAAAGGAGTTACAGTACCTGAAATGAATGGTGTTAAGTATAATTCTTTTGGACACCACTATGAAATTAACCATGAAACTAAAAAGTCTGATCCTAGTCTAGCTAGAAAACAATTTATTATTTCTGCATTAATTACAGCAATGACAGATAATGCTAAACTGAGACTTGCTTCTAAGTTAGGCCTTAAAAAATCTGCTCTTGCTAATGTAGTTACAATGTTAGGTATGGGTGTTGATCTTAAAACTAGTATTTTATTAATGCAGTTCCCTACTATTAAAGAAGCATTGTTTCATGGAGAAAACAAAGATGATATGTATGATCCTGGTCACATATCATTATTACAAACTAGATTAATACTGATAGATGAGACTTTGTTAAATGAAGAGACACGTTTGAAGACAAAGTTTAAACCGGTTGCAGTTAATATGGATAATATAATAGAAGGTATATCTACTATTAAATTTGACAGAGCAGAAACATTTAAAACATTTGGTTTAGGAGACGGTAAAACCGGACCTGAAATGCCCGTAGACAGTTTATTACTAGAAAAAGCAATAATAGAACAATACTTAAACTTTAATAGAATTACTGAAACAGCAGAAAACATGAGTGCTTTAATTAATTTGCAAAATGGATTAGGTAAAGACTTAGTGCAATTTGATAAAGTACAAGAGTCAGCAGAAGCATTAGGATTAACTGTTCCAAAGAAAGAGTTTAAAGATAGTATAATACCTTTTGATGTGCGTGATATATTTTTAAAGAAAGGTAGCATGCATAATGTTTACTACGAAGTTTATAGAGAACTACATGATAAACTACTTCCTGTTGTAATGTTAAAAAGAACTCCTAGATTTATAGCGTTAAAAAATAAGACTCTTGCTAACATGAGAAGGCCTGATGACAAACTTAAAAAGAAAGTAAGTTCAGATCTTGTAAGCTATTTAACTATAAAAGCATACATGGTATCTTTAACTAAAGATAAATATGCAGGTAACTCAAGAGAATCATTATCTAACTCACTTATATATGATGGAAACATATACACTGATACAATAGATCCTGCTTCATTAAATATAGAAAAGGTAATAAACAGAATAAAAGACAAACTTGATTCAGAAAGCAAAACAAATTATTTTGTAGATGTTTTTACAAGACTAATGCCAGCAATGCATGAAGATAATAAATCAGGTCTTATAAAACTAATGTCTAACACTTGGACAGAATTTTCTGACTCAGAATTAATTAGAGTACAAAATAGCATACTAGAACTTTTAGGTATGGATAAAGGAGATGGTACTATGTATGATGATGTTCAACATATAGTACATTACTTAGCTGTTATGGATGGTATGGCTTTTGGCTCTGGATCATTTATAAATGTAATACCTACAGAATTAACAAAAGACTTACTAAACAGTACAGATTCTGTACAAGCATTGTTTATGCAAGAGAAAGAAAGAAAAGGAGCTTACAAAAATGTGTTTAACATTGACTACAGTGAAATTACTGATGAGTTTATAAAAGGTTATTTAACTAGTAAAGCTAATTTTTATTACACAAACCCTGTATACAAAAACGTTGATGTAATGGAAGAACCTAGCGCAATAGATAAAGCATTAGGTATAGACAATACAGAGGAGTTAGATAAAAAGAATAAGAAGATATTTGCAGAGTCACCATTATTTATAGACGAAGCAAACAAGTTAATGACTATAGATATATTTAGAGGATTACCTTTTGAATTTAATCAAAGAGTTAAACGTGTAAGGTTCCTAAAGAAAGAGAACTATGGTAAAAGAGATCAACATATTAATAAACTAAAGAAATCAGGATTAAAAGTTAAATATGTTAAGGTAAAGATTGGTGATGATAAAACTATGATACCTCAGATTGTATTCCCAGCAGTGCTCAGACATCAGAAAAAACTTTACATGCTAGAGAGCGTACTAAGAGACACTGAATATAGAACAGAAGAAGATTTAAATGCTATGATACCTAGTGACTCTAATGTTGCATTTGGTAATGAAGCTAAATATGTTGAAGTAGAAGTTAAAGGCTCTTCTGTACAGAATGCTATAGGTTTTATGTTTGGTCCTAGACCTTCTGCTCAAGACATAATAGATTTTGGTAATGATAAAAGAAAATCTTTTGGTGAAGAAATAGAATTAAGTGAAAAAGATGAACAATCAGGAAATGATGTATTGAGCAACTTGTTTGGAGATAATGTAGAAGACGGTACTGCACAGAAAGATGAATTTGATGAAGAAGATGAAGGTAGATTTGTAAACACAGAAGATCCTACAGAACTTTCTGATGAAGAAAAATTAACTGATTGGTACAATTCTTTAACTGTAGATCAAAAATCTAAATTAGCAGTAGATAAAGTTACAAGTGCTAAAGATGTTGTATCTTTGTTAAAAGAAAGTGAAAGTACATCAGATAAAATTATAGATGTACTTAAAAAATGTTACATATAAAAATTTGAGAAATGGTAAGATGTCCTAATAGAAATACAAAAGAGTACAAAGATTTATTAGCTGTACATAAGAACCCAATGAAGGTTGATATTCTTATCAACGATTGGCAGAACATGACAGGTAGTGAAGATATACCAACTGTAAGTTCTATTGAAGGTATGTTTAGTGATGATCAAATCATGATGTCATTAAGAAGAGATTCTTTAGAAGACTCACTGTTAAGAAATCTTGCAAATAAGAATATAATTAGCAAGTATAAAAATAAATGGTATGTCAATGTAACAACACCAGGTCAAGAACAAGCTTCACGAACTACTATTAAAAATAATATAGGTAGATTACAAAACTATGTTAAAAATCAAAATCTAGGTAATGCTATATCATTAAGAAGAACAGCACAGACATATGAAGTTATAGTAAACAATGACATGTTTACCAAAAAAGATTTAATTACTGACAGAACTGATCAGGATTCTACAAAAATAGCACAAGTAGTTAACCATCTAACAAATCTATTTCCACAAGTCAAAGTAAAATACATGACTCCAGGAGAAGCTAAGGCAGCTTATGCTACTATACCATCTAACGCAAAAAGAAAAGTAAAGTTTCAAGATGTTAAAAGTTTTATGTACCAGGGTAATGCTGTACTAATTAAAGGTAGAGTTACAAAAGACACAGCAGTAGAAGAAGTATTACACCCGTTTGTTAATGCTCTCTATAAAAGTAATACTACTTTGTTTAACAATTTACTTTCTGAGTCTAAGAAAACATTTCCTGAATTAGCTCAACAGATAGAAGCTATGTATTCAGGTAAGAAAGAATTTTCTCCAAAAGACAGAGCACAAGAGTTAGTGACTCAGGCTTTGTCAAGACATTTCTCAAAAGAATATGAAACTAACCCTACACAACCGTGGTATAAATCAGTAAAGGATTTTTTAAAGTGGTTTAGTGATGTTATTAAAGATGTTTATAAGAACCTAATGGGAGGTACGCTAAAATTAAATGTTGGCTTTATTAAATCTGACATGACTATGTCTGACATATCTAAAATGTTAAATACATCTGAGTTTGAGTTTAGACTTGACATAAATCCATTGGGAGATAGAATGGTACAGTATTCTTTAAGTGAAGGAATGCAAAAACTTGTAGACACTGCAAAAGACAGAGCTACAACAACTACACAATCTAAAATAATTAATAGAATACTAAATCAAGTAGAAGATGCTGATGACATTTTTGATAGCTTAGGTGCAAGCAGGGTTACATTAGATACAAAAAGCAATGAGTTTGTGGATTTAGACAATGCTGATGTATATACAAATTTAGAAAGTATTATACATGAAAATAAAACTGATAACTCATACTTAGTAGAGGCAATAATGAATCAAGACAAAACTCTTATTGATCCTAGTACTAACATAACAGCAATTGCAGCTAGAATTGATGGTATGACGGAAGATGGTAGTACAATATTACCAGGAGTTATAGTAGCAGATCCAGGATCAGGTATAGCAACTAAGATTACAGCTATAAAAATAAGTCCTGATGGAGCAATAACTATAATAGATATTAAAAAAGATTCTGATCTTACTAAAGGTAATCAAGATACCTTCATAAACTCACAAAGACAGATATTAGAAAACTTAGGTTATAATGTAACTGATAAATCATTTACAATCATCACAACTCCAAAAGGAGAATACATAAAAACAATAACTCACCTTGATTCTTATAATAGAGAAGCAGTAGAAAAAATAATTCCTGCTGAAATAGATACAGAAAACAAAAGTATCATAGATGAGATAATAGGTAAGGAAAGAAATGTTGAAGGTGAAAATGATAAAGAAGATTTTATTGAAGGAGAAGCAGAATTTTTAGATTCTCCTACTTATGATGCTGTTATGGGTGTTTTAAAGCCATACAGAAAAGTTTTATTAACTAGAGAAAAAGCTATAAAAACAGCAAGGAACGTTATAACTATGGACGGTGGTAGAAAAGAAATGATTGACCAAGTCCAGATGACTAGAATGATTGTAGAAGAGGTGTATGAAAATCCTGGAGAAATAAAAAGGATATACGTTGATGTCATACAAGATGCTTTAAGACAACTAGAAGAAATAAAAGAATATGCTACAGATCCAGATAATTTTGGCAAGCCTGAATTTATATCTAAGATATTAAATTGGCAAAAGTTTGTTGAAAGCTTTAGAGGTTTAACTAATCTGACTGCAACAGCAGGATTAAATAAAACAGAATTAGATTACGTAAACAAGCTACAACAAACTCTAAATGATATTATTGGTATAAGAAAAATGGACAGCTCAGTTGTAGAAAAAGGTATATTTGATATTGCAATTAAAGATTATGTTAGAACTTTAATTAAAGAAAAATCAAATAGAAATTTTACTGAAGCTGAACTAGAAGAACTTCTAACTACTGCTAGAGATATTAATGCTGTTGAATATCAAAGTGGTGACATGGCAACATCAAGAGATGCTATCTTAGCTATTATGGACAAGATGTTTAAAGCTGATAAATTTAAAGTGCATGATAAAATTGAAGCAAGAGCACCTAGAATTAGATCTGCAGCATTAAAACTATCTAGACTTACAAACGGTAAAACAATAGATTATAGTTTTATGTTGATGTTTGACGAAAAGGGAGAGTTTACAGGCAGATATGTAACAAAAATAGGAAAAAATTATACAGCTAAACAAAAAGAAATTAGATCTAAGCTGTATGATGAAAATGGTCCTAGAAAATATATAACTATAGAGAATAAAGATGATGCAACACCAGAACAATTAGAGCATAACAAACAGCTTGCTAAAGATAAGGCAGCTTATGGAGAATTTATGTCAGCTGAAGTTAAAACACAAGAAGGTGTTGAAGATGGTAAGTATCATAAATACACTGATGAATTTAAAGAAGCAAGATCTAAACATGAAGTGTATATATACAATGCCTTTAGTGAAAGGGGTAGTTGGGTTAAAAGTAATACTGTAGATAAAATAGAGTATAGAAAATATTTACAGAAATACTATGATATATTAGATGAGTATGAATCTCCAGTTAGAAATAGAGAAGGTGAACCTACTGGTGAAACACAACTTAGAGAAGGTATACCTGTAATTAAAAAAGAATTTGTAGAAGTAAGAGAACAAAGTAGTGATGGTTTAGATTTAGTTAGTGAAAAATATAGATCTATAAACAATCCTAAAACTGAACTACAAAAAGCACAGCTTGAATATTATAATATGTTTATTGATGTGTATCAAGATGAGCTAATGGAAAAACTTCCTGAAAATGTTAAGATGCAAGGTAAGGTTCCTGTAATATATGCTAATGTAACAAACAAACTAAAACATAAAAAAAATCTTGTATCTAGAATGTGGACAGGTATGAAGAAATTTACTTCTGACTTAATACATCCTAGTACTAAAGTAAAAAAAGTATTTACAGATAAGCACGGTAATATAATACATAACTCTTTACCTTTATATTTTACAGGGGGCATTGTTAAAGAAGAAGTTTATGAAGAATTACAAAAAGAACTAGAAGCATTTGAAGAAAAATACAAAAACGCTGAGACACAAGCTATAAAAGACGGCTGGAATAAAAAAATAAAAGCATTACGTGGTAAAATAAAAGCAATAGAAAGACAACCAACATCAACTACATTGAGTATGGATCTGACAGATTCATTACTTAAGTTTAGTGAAATGGCTGAGAACTATGAGACAATGGCTGCAGCAGAAGACACACATCTTGCAATGATTAAAGTACTAGAAAAAAGAACGTACACTAATTCTAGAGGAGATATTAAAGTATTTGATGATAAAGGTGAAGCTGTAGATGCAGTAGACAATGTTGGTCAAGAAGCTAGGATGGTAGCAAGAGCAAAGAAGTGGATGAAGATGGTTTTCTATAATAACGACAGTGATGTAAAAACATTTTGGGATAAGCTTACTAAAGGTCTTATTAGTTATACATCTCTTGCTTATGTAGGAACAAACGTTTTTGGTAATATAAATAACTATGCATTTGGTAGAATATCTAACACTCTAGAAACTGCAGGTGGAAGATTCTACAGTAGAAAAGGTATGGTTAAAGCTGTAATAGGATTTAACAAAAGAATGGTACCTGACTTAATGCTACACTTAGGTAAAGTTGCTCAAGAAAAAGCAAACAAAAATGTACAGTATCAAGAAAAAATACCTTATAGTAAATATGCAGCAATGGTTGCTTTCTTTAGAATGATGGATCCTAAAGCAGATCAGCGTGAGTCAGGTGATGTATCTGACATGTGGAATAAATACACAAGTTGGGCATACGCATTACAAGATGCTGGGGAATTTAACGTACAAAGTAAGATTGGTATGGCAATACTACATTCTACTACAGCTATAAATCCTACTACTAAAGCAACAATGAGTTTGTATGATGCTATACAATTTGATAGAACTACAGGTGAAGTATCTTTGAAAAAAGGGTTTACACAAATCCAAATGCATAATAGTGATAAAGTAAGAGAATGGAATGCGGATGCTAAGTATGAAGTAAGGAATTATATAAGAGAGACAAATAAGATCATACATGGTAACTACGCTTATGAAGACAGAATGGTAATGCAATCACATTCTCTTGGTCAATTAGCAGCACAGTTCCACAAGTGGGTAGCACCGTCTATCAAAGCAAGATTTAGATCTGAGTATTACGATGAAAACTTAGGGTGGATGGAAGGAAGATACTTGACGTTTTGGAATTTTTTAGGTTATGCTTATAAAAATATAGGGCAGATACAACTAGATGGGAGTGACTATAAAGAGTTTCACGGAGAGAAAGGAGCTGTAAAACTACAGAATGTATACAGGGTGTTAGGTGAGATAGGAATTATACTAGGCACCTATGCAGCAAAACAAATACTGATGTCTATGTGGGGCATGAACCCGGATGATGATAGTGATGAAGCTAAGAGGATGAAAAGAATGAAACAAAGAAAAGAAGCTTTAAGAAAAAGACAAGGTTTAGAACCTGAAGTTTCTGACATGACAAAAAGATTAAGAAACATATTAGTGTACCAAATGGACAGACTACATGATGAAACAGTTATGTGGGTTCCTATTCCAGGAGCTGGTGGTCTACAACAAATGGGACACTTTATTCAAAACCCTATTGCAGCATCAAGGACTCTTGGTGAAATGGGTGAAGCTATAGAGATGACTGCACGTACAGGAATAACCTGGAGCCTTAGTAGTGAGGAAGATTTTTATGCAAACAAAAATGTTGTATATCAAAGAGGTATCAATGCTGGTAATATAAAGTTAGGTAAAGAGTGGGGTGATGCTGCTCCCTTCCTATACACTGCTAACAAGTGGAGAAACTTTATTCAGATGAATGATTTCTATATAAAATAATAATATGTCAACCAAAAATAAAAGTGCTTACAAACCGTTACCAGATTATTTAGCCATAGGATCCTCAGATATACACGGGGCTGGTATTATGGCAAAAGATGATATTCCTGCTGATATTGAAATAGGAATAAGCCATGTATATGATCCTAACTTTCAACACGAATATATAAGAACACCTTTAGGAGGTTTCATAAATCATTCAGATGAACCTAATTGTGAGCTTATAGATGATGATGACAATGTAGATTATAAAAAGATCAAGACAATAAAGAAAATAGAGATGGGTAGAGAACTTACCCTTAAGTATTCTATGTATGATCTATAGGCACCATGTAATATAAAAGTAGTTCTTCTCCTTTTTTAATATCTTTTATTGCTATAAAACTTACCACACGATCTTTATATGGCCACACTCTTGCCAAGTTTTTATCTTCTCTTCTTTCTGCAGAGTTATACATCATTGCATTTCCTGATAATATAATCCAAGATTTAATTTCTTTTTTATCTATATTTACTTCTCCTACAAATCTATAATCAGATAAAATTTCAGAATCTGGTTTAATACTATCTTTAATTACCACACATTCTTCTACAATTGTGTTTTTCTTTATATCCTCTATAGCAAATACACCATAACCGTGCACACTACTCTTTTTTATTTCTGTTAAATTTATCATGTAATCTCACAGCTACCTCCAGCACAAGCTAACTCACCTTTAAGATCAGTATTATCATCTAGTTCTACAACTTTCAACAAGTCAACAGATGTTAAGGCTTTTAATAATTGTTCATATTTATCTTTTGTAATATCTTCAAAAGGAGCTTGAGTATATGTACCACCATTGTATGGTAATACAGCTAAACCATTATAACAATCTCTATTTTTCCACATCCATTCACCAGCTTTATCCCATTCATCTTCTTTTAAGCTAATAGTTGCAGATACGTTATGGGTATTAGAACCTGTTCTATGCCCATTTTTTACCCAACCGTCTGAAATTAACTTGATACGTTTTAATAAATCAAATGCAGATTCAGTTCTCATTATGGAACCTTTAGGTGCTGATTGTGGTATTGAAATAACAGCAGTATCATGTGGTCTAAAGTATTCATCCTCAACTAACTCCGGGTGGTGAGCCAATAAGTACATATAAATCGGCTCATTCTTACCTACACGTAATCTTCTAATATAGAATTCATTATGCCAAGCATGAATACCAGAAGAAGTACCAAGAGTTAAGGAAGTTGTACCAGCAGGTTTAACACATGTAGTTCTAGCTGCTTTATTTACACCAATCTTTTTTGCCACTCTAGCATTTTCTCTTTTAACCAGATATGCTGCTGCACTCATGTCTAATTTTAAAACTTTACCACTAGCTATACCTGTCATAGATACACCAATAAGAGAATCTTTCTCAGTTGTCTCTTGCCATACTTGTCTTAAGTAATGAAAGTTAGTATAACCTGCTTGTAGAGTTCCAATAAATGCAGCACCTTTAACTCTCTTATCTAACTCTTCTTGAGCATCAACGTCTGATACATTAACTTCACACAGATTACAAAACTGATAAGGTCTTAAAGCAATCTCACAACAAGGGTTAGTTCCCCAGTCTTTGTCGTTGTTAAAGTATATACCAGGCTCACCAGAACCAGATAACTCAATACGTTTCCAAACATCCATAAAAAACTCTTTAGTTATCTTATGCCTCATTAAAACAGCTGAATTATTAGCTCTACCTCTTTGTGGATTTTTCTCCCACCAATCACCTGATTTGCAAGAAATCATTTCATCATCATGAGCAGTAAAAAGACTAATTAAAGCAGCACGTCTGATACCTCCTGCTAATACAGCATCAGCAATATAACATACTATATCATGCACTTCTAAAGTACTTAATTGATCTCCATCTTCTTTACTACTTAGTATACCTTCCACTTTTAATAAACATTCTTTAAGTGGTTGAGGACCAGGAGCTTTCCCTCCAGACGTTACAAGTCTTGCCCCTTTAGGTCTAATATCTGAAAAGTCAAATATAATCTTAGAGGATCTACCATTTAAGTATGATTTCATTAACAATTTAACTGCATCTGACCAACCCTCAATAGAATCACCAATTAAATATCTTTTAGTTCTTTTTGTATAAGGTTTGTTTATAGGAGGAAGCTGAGCTACATGATGTTTTTGTACAGAGTAACCTACACCGGTTCCTCCCAATAATAAAAACATACACTCACTAAATGAATCAACATGATCTATAGGCATATAAGCACAATTGTATATTCTATTAGGAGCAATCTCAATTGGTTTACCACCAAACTGCATTGATCTCATTGATGGTAATATCTGTTTATCATAAACCATCTGATATACTTCTTCTATTTCTTCTTTAATATGCGGGTATGACTTTACGTGCATGTCCTTGTTTCTTGTAACTAATTCTTCCCATGTTTCTCTTCTGTTTAATTCTGGAAGATATTTAGCATACTTCATATGTACAGTAATATCACTTAGAATTTTGTTGTTTAATTCCATTCTTTTAATTTTTAGTAAGTTTAATAATTGTGTAAAAACAAGATACTAAATTATCTTGACTTTGGTGCGTACAAATATACAAAAGTAAAAAACAAAAACCCAATTTCTAACATATATCCTTTTGGTGGTTCTTTTATTGTACTAAACAGACTTTCAGGGACATCAACTTGACTAAAATTTATTCCCAGATTAACACTAGTAAGAGAAATAAAAGCAATATCAAAATTATGTTTTTTCATCTTATATTGTTTTTTGTTATTATATTTTTTTTGTATATTATATATAGATAGAGTAAAGGCAAAAGTAATAAAAAATAATTAATATGAAAGCACAAGTATCTAAAATGACTAACATAGTCATCCCTTTTGGTCAAACAGGGGCTATAAGTAATAAAATATACAACGAAAAATTCAGAACATTTTCTGTTTACAATAACTCTGGAACATGTACAGTTAAAATTAAAGAGAACGGTAACATCATGACTATACCTGTAGGTGTAACTGTCAATTTTGATGCAGCAACAGAGGGAAATAACATAATAAATAAATTCCCATCACAAGTCTTTGAAGTAAATGCAACAGATTGTGTAGTAGTAGGGACCATATAAAATATAAAAAACATGGCTAGAAATTCAACCCACATAAATTGTAATCAAGTAGCAGGAACAGTAAACCAGGGAATCTGGTTAAACGACTGTGATCCTTGTGCAACATCACCTTATAATATTAATAACATTACAGTTTGGCACAGATTTAACTATGGAGTAAATAACCACGCTACTGCTGCTGACATTTTAGCAAACGTTGCTAACGGAGCTAATGTTACAAAGTGGGAAGATCAGATAGGAACTAATCATGGTGTTCAAACAACAGTAGCTGATCAACCAACATGGTATGCAACAGATACATCACATGCTGTACAAGGAGGTAATCACTTTGATCTTACATCAGGAATAACTTATGCAGCAGCAGAAGATTTTACAATTTTAGTTTCTTACGTACCTGTAGTGTCAAGTACACCAGGAGGAGAAATTATATGGGACGGAGGTAGTGGAGCACACCATGTAAAATGGTTAAGCACAACTACAATAGAAGTTAAATTAAACAATGTTGCAACTACAGTTACTGGACCAGCTATACAATTAGCTAACTACACTAACTTTGTTGTTAGAAGATGTGCAGGTACTGTTCAAGTATTTATAGCTGGTATACCTTGGGGAGCAACACATGTAAATAATGGTTTAACTGAAATAGATAGATTAGCACCAACGGGTAATGGTTACATTGCTGCACACATGCAGTTTGACAGATGTTTAACTGATAAAGAAATATGGTGTCTTGATTGTTACAACAGTAATCAAGATGACGAAGAAAAGCCTATATCATGTAATATTAGTGATGACAAAATAGAATGTTTTGGTGACACTGACGGATCATTAACAGCAAACGGATTTAACATGACAGGTGCCATAACTTATTTATGGACTCCTGGTGGGCAAACAACACAAACAATAACTGGTCAAGGTGCAGGTACTTATAGTTGTACTCTTACTGACTCAGCATCTCCAGCAAATATTTGTACTGCAACAGGAGCTGTTACAGGACCAAATACAGCACTAGCTTGCACAGTAACTGGAGTAGATCCAGAATATATACTAGACTCTGCAAATCAACAAATTTTAACAACAGGTAGTGTATCAGTAAATGTAACAGGAGGATGGGGCGCAGGATGCGCACTAAGTTATGTATGGACTAGAAATGGTTCAGCAATATCAGCTGGAAACGGCGGAATGGCTAATCCAGGAAACGTTGCTACATTTAATGTAACGATGAATGGTGTATATGCAGTAACAGTTACAGATTGTGAAGGATGTACTACAACATGTAATGTAACAATAACAATACCAAATCCACCATCTACTTTAGATATTGAGTGCTGTTATGAAGCATTAGGATGTAATGGAGGCGATTCTCTATGGGCAATCATGATAGACTCTACAGCAACTTTCCCTGTTACTATAACAGCTGTTGGTTCTGTATCAGGAACAGCATCTTGGGCACCTATTACAGTTTCTTCATTGCCATCATCAACTTCTATAGACGGTTCTATTTATGACCTGTTTCCTTGTGAATCATCAGGCCCTTGGTATTACGGTGCAGCAGGTACTGAACTAGATGCAGGAGAAACTTGGACGTTTACTGTAACAGACAGTTCATCAACACCAAGATCACAACAATGTGCTGTAACTTTACCAAATCCAACAGCAATTACATTAAACTCTAGTGTAGTCCAACCAACAACTTGTGAAAATGCAGGAGCAATTACAAATGGTAGTATTTCATTTCAAGGTTCAGGAGGCAGCAGTGGATGTAATCCATATACTTATTCAATAACTGGACCAAACAGTTTTTCAACTACTAACAACTATGTAACGAATGCACCGGCTGGTACATATACATTAACAGTAACAAATGCATGTGGATGTACAGCTACAGAAGATGTAACAATAACATGTCCAGTAGGGAATGCTAATATGACTGTAACTACTACAGTTATAAGCTGTAATCCAATTCCAAGTGAAAGTAATCCTAATCCAACAGCACCGTGTGATGCAACAGCAACGTTTACTGCTAGTCCAACATCAGTGGCAGGATTTACTTTTACATTAAATCTATACATTAATGGTACTACTCTAGTTCAATCATACGGACCATCTGCAACATTTAATGCACAAACATTATCTACACTATGTTTAGGTAATTATGATTGGGAATATATTTCCACAAACACTACAAGTAATGTAACGAATATAGAAGACAGTGGAAGTTTTACAATAACTGCACCACCCGTTCTTAATGCAACAGTAACTTCTACAACTAGTATAAATTGTGCCGGTGGAGCAACAGGTGCAATTGATATAACACCAAGTGGAGGTACTCCAGCTTATACTTACTTATGGACAGCAAGTAATGGAGGTGTAATTCCATCAGGACAATCTACCAACCAAGATTTAACAGCTTTAGTTGCTGGTATTTATACCTGTGTTATAACTGATTCAAATAGTTGTACGTTTACATTAGTGCAAGCTCTTGGAGAATTAACATGTCCAATAACTATTCAAGCTTATCCTAATCCTATAAATTGTACTGGTCAAACTACAAACATTGATAACCTATATATAAGTTGTGCTACAGCACCACTCACTTACGCATGGGTTGCAAGTAATGGCGGATCTCTTGGAGGAAACGCATCTACCGTAGCAGCATTATATAATATTGGAGCAGGGACTTACACAGTTACTGTAACAGATACTAATGGATGTACAGGAACTCAAGCATGGACAATAGCAGCAGCTAGTTCTATTACAGGTTCTATTACAGGAACAAATGTTGATTGTAAAGGAGAAAGAACAGGAGCAGCACAATTTGATCAATGGGCAGATGCTCAATTTTCTGGAGCTGCATACCAATGGTATACTGATTCAGGATACTCTACTGTTTATCCATACGGAACATCTACTAATGCGTATATTAGTTCTGCACCAGCAGGAACATACTATTTACAAGTAACATTAGGAAATGGATGTATTTGGCAAGGTAGTATTGTTATTACTGAGCCTGGAACAGGAATGACATTAGCAGCAGTTATAACAGATGAAAATGAATGTACAGAATGTTGTGGAGCTATTGACTTAACAGTAACTGGAGGAGCAGCGCCATATACTTATCAATGGAATGATCCTACAGCATCAACTACTCAAGATTTAACTTGTGTTGATGCAGGAACTTATAATGTAATAGTAACAGATGACAACGGATGTACTGCAACTGCAAATTACACTGTTGGTTATCTTAATTATTCATTAAATATATATCTTTCAGTAGACGTAGCAAATGGACAACTACTTTCTTCAATAACAGGAGGAACTCCAGGATATTATTATCAATGGACTCTAAACGGTAATCCTTTCTCTTATGCAGCTAATCCTTTTACTGCAGGAAACGGAATCTATTGTTTAACTGTAACTGATGATTTTGGTTGTACAGGAACTAGATGCATTGACTTTAACCAAGAAATAAGAACAGGAAGTTTTAACTGTCAAACCTATACACCAACTGTTGGAATTACATCATACGGATGTGTATCTGTATCAGGAACAGGAGGTACTTACAGCACGCTTGCAGCTTGTCAAGCAGCATGTGGAGTTGATAGACCTACTAGATACAGATGTAAAGAAGGAAGTGGTTGTTTTCCTCATCCTGGCGGAACGTTTGCTACTTTAGCTGCTTGTAATGCAGTATGTGGAGAAACGGGGGGAGACGATATTAATTACGTTTGTGAGATTTTATGTAATGATAGCACCTCAGGAGAACACTACAAAAGAACTGATGGAACAATTGATACTGATTCAGATGGTAAACCAATCAGACAAGCTTCTGAGACAGCCGGTGGTAGATGTAGAGAAGAAAATTCAGAGACAGATAGTTCTTTAACTAAATATACAACAGTAGAATTATGTAGAAAATCATGTCCTTGGTGTAAAGAAGGAACATACAGATACTAATAATTAAATAGCTTAAAATGGAGCACGATATTAACCAGGAATTCATGATGATGAAGATAAAGATTGAGACGCTAGAGGAAAAGATTGATCATGTTAACGCAAAATTAGGAGTTATAACAGAACATCTGTTAAATCCTGATCAAGGGTTTGTATCCAGAGTAAATAGAAATACTCAGTTTAGAGAAGACATAGGACCATTAGTAAAAGACATGTATGAGATAAGAAGGTGGAAGAGTCAGGTATCTAGAGTTCTTTGGATTATAGCAACAGGTATTATACTTGGTTTAGTAGGGTTATTATTCATGTTAAAATAATAGTATGGCTTGTTTAAAATTTAAAGAAATGCAAACTTTAGCAGGCAGACTTTCCAAAACTATTCTAACAGGTGGTGATACAGAAAGAACTCTACGAGTTTATAATGTTCCAAATAACAGAATTGCAAGGATTGTAAGATCCCACAACTTAGGTTTAGATCTATGGTATACTATAGAAAGTGGTGATGGTGCACAAACGAACTTGCCTGCAAGAACTTGGCATAACGGTCAAGAATATGTAACAGATGCTAGCTTTGCAACTACTTCTGGAGCAATTGTTATGGGTACAGGAGCACCTACTGCAGGAACTCCTAATGCAATTGGTAATTTTGATGATGCTTGGGCAGCAGATGCTGGCTATGGTTATTCAGGAAGAGGTTTAGATTTAAGTGGTACATGGTTAGAAGGAGGAGACAGTATATGGGTTCATGATACATTTGATCATGAGGGTGCTACAGGTGTACCTGTACATCATCCAGCAGGATACCTCATCTCTATAGAAATATTTGATGTAGTAAGTATAGGTTGTTTTTAATATAAAATAAAAAAATGAAAAAAATTAGTCAACACATTAGCTACAAAGAAGCAGTAACAAGTGCTACAGGATTAAGATTAGGTTTAGACAACACTCCTGGTCCTGAGCAATTATCATGTATGCAAGATATTGCAAAATTACTCTTTGAACCATTACGAGAATGGGTTGGAGGTCCTATAAAAATAACCAGCATGTTTAGAGGAAAGCCTGTTAATACAGCTATAGGAGGAGCTAAACATTCTCAACATATGAAAGGTCAAGCTTTAGATCTAGATGATACTTTTGGACATAAAACAAATGCTGAAATGTATCATTACATAAAAGATAATTTAACGTTTGATCAATTAATATGGGAATTTGGGGATGATGAAAATCCTAATTGGATACATGTAAGTTTTGTAACTCATAGACCTAATAGAAAGAAGTGTACAGTTGCATTAACAAAAAACGGAAAGACAGTATATGAACATAGACCTATAGAGAAATAATGGCAAAAGAACTAAATGAAGATACAGGTTTTCAGATAAGTATAAAAACTTTAATAGGAATAGGAGCTGCAATGGCAACAATTATCAGTATGTGGTTTATGCTACAAGCAGATATAGCTGACGCAAAAGAATTACCTATACCTCCACCTCAAGATGTAACAAGAATGGAATTTGATATGAAAGATAAAAATATTAGATTGTCTATAGAAAATACAGAAAAAGCTGTTGATGAAATGAAAGTAGACTTAAGAAGAATGGAAGATAAGATAGATAAATTAAGATAATTATTAACTAATAAGACTAGAAATTATGGCTCAATGTGCATGTGGAAAAACAAAAGCTGAGGACGGTTCTTGTGATGGTTCTCACAAAGAAAAGTGCTAGAAATGGCAAAGAAGAGAAAACTTAACAGTAAGAATCCTAAGTATCACACTAAGGATAAGAATGAACAAGTGGAAAAAAAAAGAATATTAATGTGTACTGCACCTCACAATGTTAAAGTATATGGAGTTTGGTATGAGTAAGATAGAACCCATTTGGAAAATATTTGTTGGATACATTCTAATATTAATATTTATGATTGTTAGCTCAGAAGCTACAGGTCAAATTGTAGTTACACATTTTAATGCTGAATGGAATGATCCAAACAAAGTTTCTTACATAGGTAAGCTAACAGATTGTGACATAGTGTATGTTGATATAGCTAAATCACCTAAGCTTCAGACTAAACATGAAATAGTAGTTGTACCCACAGTTGTGATATTTAAAGACGGAGAAGAGATGAAAAGATTTCAAGCTGATATATCATTTAGTATGAAAGCTACAAGAAAAGAGATGCAATCAGTAATTGATGAATTAATAATGTCAGACTTTTAAATGTATACATATATAAAATGAAAAAAATATTAACATTCATATTAGCATTTGTAATAAGCTTTGGAATAACAGCCCAAAACTCTTGGGTTAGATTTGAAGTACAATTTGATTTCTATGCACCACAAGAGTCTAATTTCTTCATGGTTTCTGATGGAAATGGTGATACTTCTATATTTTTTCAACCAACTAATCAGTATGAATACTTAGATACTGTCTTAGCTGTTAATAGTGGAAACTATACTATAAGTTTAAGAGATAGTTTTGGTGATGGTTGGGTATCAAATCAACCAGCTTCATTCAGAATGGGTAATACATGTCAAGGAGCCATAATAAATTGGAATCCGGTATTAGGTTCTTTTTTTCAAAGAGATACTACTGTAACAATATATCCTTGTCCACCACCCACACCACCACAATTAGTATCTGCTAAAGTTATAATTAACTTAGATCAATATCCTTCAGAAACTTCTTGGGATATATCAGACTCAAATGGTGTTATACATGCATCAGGATCAGGATACGGATCTCAACCTATCTATTCTACTATAGAAGAAGAAGTGTGGATCCCTAAAGGTTCATTATTTTTTCAAATAAATGATGCTTATGGAGACGGATTAGAAGGATCTTTATGGCAAGGACAAGATGGATCTTACTTTGTAAAGCAATGTAATGACACGCTAGTGTATGGTACAGATCCTGCTTTTGGTTCTGATACTATACATTCTTTTGCTTCAGATTCCTGCCCACCTATATTTGGTTGTACTGATAATGATTATATAGAATTTAATTACTGGGCCACTGTTGATGACAGCAGTTGTTCTGTTTTGAAAGTATTTGGTTGTACAGACACTTCAATGTATAATTATGATCCACTAGCTAATACAATGGACATGGTAGATACTTGTGAGTTTACTCTTATATTACATGATCTTATGGGTAACGGTTGGGTAGGATCTAATTTAAGATTATTACTACCTGATACTTTCTATGATTTTACACATGCCGGTGGGTTCAATGACGTATACCAGGTAGGTATAAATGCACCTGAGCCAGCTTCATTTGTATTTAATATAGATCCTTTAGCACAATTTACAACAATAGAATGTGGGTTTACTTTGATTAATTCAGATGAAGATACTCTAATCAGTATTATGCCCCCTTTTATTACACCAAATCTTATATACTCTCTAATAACAGATTGTGGTAATGAGTGTATAGAAAAAGTATATGGATGTCCGGACACATTAGCATGTAACTATACTGAAGATGTTAATACACCAACTGCATGTCTTTATCCAGTACAGTATTATGATTGTAATAATCAATGTATACTTGATGCAGATGGTGACGGTGTTTGTGATCAAAATGAAATTATAGGATGTCAAGATCCTTTATACTATAATTATAATCCTCTTGCAACAGACTCAGGGTTATGTACACCATTTATCTATGGCTGTACTGATCCTACAATGTATAACTATGATTCTGCAGCAAACTCTGATAACGGTTCTTGTATCCCATTTGTTTATGGATGCACAGACTCAACTCAATTTAATTATAATCTAGCAGCCAATACAGAATATACTCCTAGTAATTGTGTTGCTTTCATCTATGGCTGTACTGATCCAAGCGCATTAAATTATGACCCCCTTGCTAATACAGATGACTTTAGCTGTATTTTACCTATCTATGGGTGTATGGACAGTACAGCCTATAACTTTAATCCTTTAGCTAATGTTGACAATAATACTTGTGTTCCTTTTATTTATGGTTGCACTGATCCTTCCGCTCTTAATTTCAATGCCGCTGCCAATACAGAAGATTTTTCTTGCATTGATTATATTTATGGCTGCACTGATAGTAGTGCTATTAATTATGATTCATTGGCTAATACTGATAATGGTTCGTGCATACCTATGGTTGTTGGATGTACGGATGAAAGTGCGTGGAATTATAATCCTTTAGCAAACGTCCCTCTTGGACATGATTCTTTAGGTTGTTTATATGCTGCAGATTGTAGTGCAACAGAACCAGGAGAACCTTTCTTTTTAAATGATCAATGCTATGCTTGGGTTATCTCAGTAGATGATTACTGTTGTGAGAACGAATGGGATGAGATATGTGAAGCTACATATGAGTATTGCTGGGAAGGCTGGACAGGAGCACAACCTCCTTCTAGAATTTCTAGAGAAAAGATATTTTTATATCCAAATCCAACTAAAGGTCTGCTAAACATTAGTAAAGAAGCAAACATAGAAGTTTACAACATGGTGGGTCAAATGGTAATAAACAAAGAAAATATCACTATATTAGATATGAGCACCTTAACTAAAGGTATTTATACTATTAAAATAAATAAATTAACAACAAAACAAATAATTAAAAATTAGAAACTATGGCAACCTTAAACGCAACGCTTACACTGGCTAGTTCAGATGTAACTACAGATCCATTAAGCTTTACATTAACAAAAGCTTTATCTGTAAAACCACCAAACATTGGTGTATCTAGAGCAGTAGCTCCAATCAACACACCTACAACACTTGTACCAGCTAGTGTTGATAATAAATATGCATATGTAAAACACATGTCACTAAAGACGGATGGTACAACGGCTTCTACAAATACAATTAACATTGCAACTATAGGAGACGGCGCACCTGTTAGAGAAGTTAGTACAATCACTTTAGATGCTGATTTAGTAGCAAGTAATACTATAACTATAACAGTAAACGGTACAGCTTTATCTGCAATTAATTATGCAACTTCACATGCAGCTACATTAACTGCAATTGCAACAGCTATTCAAGCAACAGCAGGTGTGTTAACAGCATCAGCAAGTGGTAGAGTGATAACTGTAACAGGAGCTAATCCTGGAGATCCATTTACATTAACTTCATCAGCAATTACTGGAGGATCAAGTCAAGCTACTGTAACTGTAGCAGAAACTACAGCAGCAAGCGGAGCAGCATTTGCTCAACTAGCACCAGGTGAATTTGTATTTGTACCAGTAAAAGCAGGAGAAGGTTTATCTGCATTAGCTTCAGGTACAGTATCAGCTGACGGTGTACTATTAGAATACGCTTACTTTACTAAAGGGTAATAAAATGATTAGAAAGCTTATATTAATATTAATTTGTTTACCGCTATTTAGTTTTGCTCAAACAGATTTTCAAAAGTTAATCAAGTTCTCTACATTTTATGGAGCTATTAACGGGGGTACCTCTATATCAGATGTAGAGATATATTCTGTTAATGACGGTTTACAAACTCAAGTTATCAAAACTCCTTATGATTATTCTATAACATTTGGTGTAAGGAAGATAGCTAGGTTTGGATACGAGAATAAAGCTAACACTTTTTACGATGGAACAGAATCTAATTACAGTGATGCAGCTACAGTAGGTAAGATCAGAGGTCTAGAATACAAGTTCCAATTTGATATAAAACGTCAAGAGGGGGATAAGTATTTAGATCAACACCACTTTATAAGATACGCTGCTCATGACAATTGTGGTAAGATTTTCTGTATGAAACATTTCTCTTTCAAAGGAGAATACTTAGAAGATGGATTTGCTGATATTAAATATTTTGAATTATCACAGAGATATAGGCACGAAATAACTAGAAAGCTATCAGTTAATATAGGAGCAGTACAAAGGATTGCAGAGCCGTATGGATATGATCCTTTAGATGAATGGAGATTGAGCAATGGGAACTTGCATTATACTTACCTGGCCATACAGGAAGGATATAATGTAGATGTATATGAAGGAGAGTACTATGACCCGTCAGGTGCTGTTGTTGCGACAAGCACTGAAGTATGGGAAGCAGTAGTAATACCAGAGGTCTTAGCAAACTATACAGAAAAGAAAAGAGATGAGTTACCCGCACAATGGAATCATTCATTAGTTTTAGGTTTTGACTATTATCATTATACTAAGAACCTATGGCTTCATAGTTGGGGAAACATTATGCCATATCATTATGACGGGGGTAGCAATTACTCCTATCATAGATACGAAGGTAGCCAGTGGATAGATTATTCTGGTGGTTTAGTATTTGGAACTAAAATAAATAAGAACCTGGGTACATTTGTAGAAGCAGTATATAACAAATATTGGAATAGAAAGTGGTATGACTTTAAATTAGGAATTAATTATATAATATTTTAAAATGAAAATAAACTGGATAAACTCTTGGAGACAAGGAAACAAAAAAGATGATATTTATGATGTATCTATTAGATTAGGAAGATTTACAATACTAGAACTGTATTGTAATCCTGGTGTAGATCATAGATTTATAATATTTAACTTTGGATTTAAATTATAATGAATATATTTAAAGACAACAATGATTGGAATGAGAAAAGTATTATAGGGGCTATTGCTTTTGTAATAATGGTTTTTGTTATGACACTAGATTTGTTGACTGGTTGGTTAGGAAGAGACCTTGCTATAAATGAATTTGTATATGACTCATTTGTTTGGGTAGTACTTGGATGTTTTGGTATAGCAGGAATAGAAAAGTTTGCTAAAAAATAAAATGTTATGTCTGGATTAGATATTGGCAACTATGCCATATTAGGGAATGTTGGTGATAAAACATATGAACACGTTCAGTCAGCTTCATCTACAACTTGGAGTGTGACACATAACCTAAACAAAAAACCAAGCGTTACAGTTGTAGATTCAGCTGGAACAAAAGTAATAGGAGAAGTAGAATATATTGATGATAACAATGTAACATTAAAATTTAAATCTACTTTTTCAGGAAAAGCATATTTTAATTAACAGATAAAAACAAAAAGAAATGGCAATTAAATTTTTACACGATCTAGATGTCCAAGGGAATATAGATCTTAATGATAATCAAGCATTAAATGCAGTATTACAGCATTTATCTACAAACCCTACAGCAGAAGAAGGTAAAATATATTATAATACTACTAACAATGTAGTAATGGCTTGTCTTGGTACAGCAACAAGTGACTGGACAGAATTATCTTTTGGTGATATAACAGAAGTTATTGGTGGAACTAGAATTGATGTTACAGGTGGTACTACTGGGGCAGCTACAGTAAACTTAGATTCATCTACTGTTTCAGAAATTACTACTAACTCTGCAAAAACTGGTCTTACAGCAGCACAAATTACTAAGTTATCATATCTGACTGTAACACAAGCTGTAGACTTAGACACAATGGAGTCTAATATTAATACTAATAATTCTAAAGTATCTAATGTAACTACAGATTTAAGTGTAGCAGCAAGTACTGGAGATATAGTAGTAGCTTCTTCTGACGGTACTGATGCAACAATACCAGTAGTTTCATCAACTAAATCTGGTGTAATTACTCCTACACAATTAGATAAATTAAATAGCTCTGCACCAGAAGATAACCCAGCCTTAACTGGTACTCCAACAGCACCAACTGCTGCTGCAAACACTAATACAACACAAATTGCAACTACTGCTTATGTACAAACAGAAATAACTGATTTAATAGGTGGAGCACCTGGTGCATTAGATACACTTAATGAGCTTGCAGCTGCTATAGATGATGACGCATCTTACGCAAGTACAATTACAACTGCTTTAGGTGGTAAATCTCCAACGGCAGGTAACACATCATTAACTACTGTAGGTACTATTGGAACAGGTACTTGGAATGGTACTGCAATTTCAACTACTTATTTAAGTGGACAATCTGGAACAAATACTGGTGATGAGCCGGATGCAAATACTACTACAAAAGGTATTGCAGAAAGAGCTACCACTGATGAAGCTAAAGCTGGAAGTGATGGCACAAGGTTTGTAACTCCTGCCGGTTTAGCTGCAAGAACATACACAACTACAATAGGTGGTGCTACATCAGTTGAAGTAACTCACAGTTTAAATACTTTAGCTGTAATGGTTCAACTATATGATACATCATCTTTTGATACAGTACACGCAAAAGTAGTTAGAAACCATGTTAATAAAGTTACTGTAAGTTTTAGAACAGCGCCTGCTGCTGGAGATATTACAGTAGTAGTTACTAAGATACAATAACCAAAACCAATGTGGTATGCCAATAAATTTTCTTCATGATGTAGACATAACTGGTGACTTAACAATTAGTGATGACGTCAGTGTTGGTGGTGATTTAACTACTACTGGAACTACATATGGTATATACCATTCTTACCTAGAGGACAGTTATTATCATGATAATTATAACGGTAGTAGAAATCTAGCAATATTTTTTAAAAATGCTAGAGCAGACCTTATTAGGTATCAACCAGTAGATAATTTTGAATATTGGAATGGTAGTGCTTGGGTGGCTGACGCTTCACAAGAATCTAATGTTGAAAAGCTTTTAGACGGTAGGCAAGATACGTCTTGGTCAGTACCATCAACTTACTACAAGTTTAGATTTACAACAAATACAACAACCGGTTGGCCAACGCAAGCTATGATATGGATGCAGACCAGTTGGTCCGGCTCTACTTATCCAGGCGCCACAATGTTGGTAGAGGAAACCGCTGATGCAACGGCAAGCCCAGTGGTGTGGGTAACAAAGGTTACAGCTGATTTTACAAGTAGTAATGGTAACACAAACTGGGGCCTGCATGCTAGGGCTGATGGTGCAATACACACTGGTAATGGTGACGGGGCTAATGAGACTAGAATAACAATTGATTTCTATGGTTGGTCTCCTAGTAATAGTTCTTACACGACTATACCATTACAAAACCTAATGATCACCTCTAATTACGCAGGCACAGAGAACACTGATTACACAAACTTATTAAATTACAACAGACAACTAACAACTAGGGGTAGTATACTTCCACATAGTAATAATCTTTATGATATAGGTACTTCTAGTAAAAAGTTTAAAGATCTATATTTACAGGGTGATATAACAGTAGGAAACTCATATAATACTATATATAAAGATAATGGATTTACATTTACTGATAATCAAGATTATAATATAATAAGTGGTAGTACAAAGATTTTAGATTTACATTTTAACGAACAGAAATATTATATTAGTAACACAGAAAAAATGAGACTTAATTCTACTGGATTAGGTATTGGAACAACAAGTCCAGCTTCACTTTTACATATATATGAAGATTCGTCTACCTCTGGAACTGGAGTAGGATTGACTATTGAAAACGATGGAACTGGAGATGCTATAGCTCAATTTTTACTTACGGGAAGTAAAAGATGGGTTATGGGTATAGATAATAGTGATTCTAATAAATTTAAAATTGCAGATTCTGCAGACCTTAATACTGACGCTTTATTTACTATTGATGGTGATGGTAACGTAGGTATTGGAACAACTACACCAAGTCAAAAACTGGAGGTCAATGGATATATTGCTGCAACAAGATTTATTAATCCATCATCAACTTTAAGCTATTTGCAATTTGATTCGCAAGATATGAAGCTAAGAGGAACGGCTTTGATTTATTTAAGTCAAGCTGGTTCTGAACAATTTAGAATTCAAGATGGAAAAGTTGGAATAGGAACATCAACTCCTGGTCAGGAATTAGATGTTGATGGTAATATTAGAACCAATAGTAGTCTTTACGTATACAATTCTGACTTATCAAAACAAACATTTAAAGTTAGGGCAGAATCTTCTACCAACTCTGGATTATTAAAATTAAGTAACGGAAGTAACTGGGGACTGTTAATGAAAGGATATAGTAACGGTCCATACATAGGATCATATTATGGTGGGAACCTAAGTATAACAGGATTTGAATCATCTGATGGTGCAACTCCATCTGCTACTAAATTAGACACATTTAATTTTGGAGGAACAGGTGGAGCTGATGGATACCTATCACTAAATGGAGATTTAAAAGTAAATAGCAATAAGAAAATACAACTTGCATACGGTAACTCACAAACAAACGGTATTGAGTGGACAGCTACTAAAATATCAGCAGCTATAACTCCTGTAGATACAGCTAATTATTCTAGAACAGGTTTAGGATTTTTTACAGGTGATTTCTCAGACACTACAACAGATGCAGCTGAACGCATGAGAATTACTAGAGCTGGAAACGTTGGTATAGGAACTACAAGTCCTAGTGAACTACTACATGTTTACTCTAGTGCGGATGATGATCCATCAATAAAATTAGAAAATGCAAGAGCTGGAGGGGATGGTTCGTTATTGTTACAACATAGAGGAAGCTCTATCACAATAGACAGCACTGATTCAGATGATATTAACTTTAAAATGGGAGGTGGAGACATAGTTCAATTTGCATCTGATGGTAATGTTGGTATTGGGACAAGTAGTCCTTTAGGTTTACTTCAATTAGACGATTACACGGTAGCAAGTCAAGGTAATAATACTGCTAATGGTGTAGCAAGTATTTTTACTGACAGTGGAGATGACGCCTTATATTTAGGTATTAAGAATCATGCGTATCCTAACAGAGGATATGGATTTAAAACAACAACAAACGGAGTAAATGCTGACTTTACTATTTTTGAAAAGGGATTAAATGGAGATAGATTTACTATAACAACCGGAGGAAATGTAGGTATAGGGACAACAGCTCCCGCATACGCACTACACATAAATAAAGACAACCCTTACATACAAATTCAAGACTCTTCTGCTTCAACAAGGGCCACTATGTCTGCAGGAATTTTAATGAATGATTCTACAGGTGCTAGTTCATTTGGGATAACTCAATCTAATTCCGCTGATGTATTAATAAGAGCAAACGCTGGAGACTTGAGCCTTGGTACTTTTGCAGGTACAATAATAAAGTTGGACGGAGCAAACGTTGGCATCGGCACAACATCACCAGCATCAAAGCTGGATGTTAATGGAACTATAACATTAAACGGAGATACTGAACATCAAATATTAAGAAGTACTTCTAGTAGTTGGGGTTTAGGAGGAGCAGATACTACATTTATATATGGTAGAAACGTCATGCTTAACTCTTATGATGATATTGTATTAAGAGCAGGTACGTCTGATGAAATTAGAATGTATGCAGGTAATGATTCAACAGCAAGACTTACCATAGCAAATGATGGTAACATAGCCGTAAGTGGAACAGTAGACGGTAGAGATCTAGCATCAGATGGTAGTAAGCTAGATACCATAGATACAAATGCAGACGTAACACCAACATGGGTACCAACAAGTGATCCTAGTTATTTAACAGGAACAGAAACAATTGTTGCTCCAGCTAGTATAACTCTTTCAATAGTTAGTGATACAATCAACGTAACATTTGCTGCTTCAACAACATCTAATATAGATAACTATTTAGTATTTAGTTCTGTTGATGGAGGAGATTATGGTTTAATATCTATTATACCACCAGAGGATATAGCATCTTCAATGAGCATTATAGATAATAGTTTTGATGTAGCTGGTACACAAGCATACAGAGTATATGCTGTTAAAAATGGTAACTATTCTTCTCCAAGAACGGGTAGTATAAGTTTTTCTGCAGGTACAGTAGAAGTATATAATTTAAATGTAGTAAACTTAAATAAAGCATTTTATATACAGTGGGATCCTCCATCTAATAACTCAAGATTTGTGACAGCATATAATCTTTACAAACATGAAGCTGCTGCTACTGGTGATCTTTCAGAAGCTTCAGCTACATTAATATATAGTGGTATGAATACAAATTATATGTATTCTATAAGTGGAGCAACAAACGATAACTACCATAAATTTTGGGTAACAACAACAATAGCATAATGAAAGGAGATAATAAACAATATTGGACATGGGTGAAGAATCAAAGATTAAAGGATATAGAAGCAGAGACTGTTATAGGAAATCCTGACAGAGAATTAATGCAAATATTATTAAAAGAGCTAAAAGAAGCTGAAGATAAAATAAAAGAATACAGTGAGTAAATTTAAAGTTAGTCCATTAGATAGAAACAACATTGTCAGCATTACAGGTGCGGGTATATATGCTCCTGACTCAGTGTGTATAGGACCTGTAATAAAAGGTGGGTCTGGTAATTGTATTGTGTCAAGTGGTAGTGGGGAATATGATGGAGGCGATAGAGTAATTGGTTTTCACAATGCTTATGATATTGATGGAGACATACTTATATCAGTTGGTTGGGGAGATGGTATTGCTGTTAGAAGATTAAACAATGATGGTAGTATGACAAAACTTTATCATGACACTCAAGGTTTATGGAGAGATACAACATCAACATACAATCACATGCAATCAGTAGCAATGGCTAAAGGTTGCAATAAAGCAGTTGTAATGTCTTATAATGTTTATGGTTATTCTATTATAGATTACAGTGGTGCTGTTGATGGTACCTCAAATGGAGGTAATGTTATTAGAGAAGCCAGACCAACTCACACAAATCCTACAGACTTTGTTGACGCATCAACAAATAATGACAGAAGCAATGGCTACCTTAGAAGAGCTGGTTATTGGTATGCTGGAGGTTTATGTGCAGCTGGTGAATGGGTGTATGGTTCTTCTCATGATGCACACCACTACAAAAGATACCCTAGAAGAAATTTAGCTACCGGGGCAGAAGAGATGCTTGGAGTAGCAGATAAAAAATCAGGAACTGCAGATGAAGATAGAAATGGTTATAGAGCTTTCTTATCATATGATGAAGTAAATGATAGAATGTATTATTGGAACTATGAAGGTAACGGAGGTTTTACAGTTATATTTGATGCTTCAACATCAGATCCAGAAGTAGTATGGTGTGACATGGAAGACACTGTATCAGGGTCTAACACTTCATACACTTCAAACGGTTACATGAGAGAGTCAGGTTTATTTATTCCTGACCCAGCTAATGCTCCTAATGTTGTTATAGCACCGGGTTATGATTACATATATAAAATAGATTATACCAATTGCTTAACTGGAGGCTTTCCAGATATAGTGCAAAGAACTTATCTTAGAAGCTTTAACACTACTGATGAACCAGGCGCAAACGGTTCTGGTATTGACTTTAACGGTATAACTAGGTTTGGTACTAAATATCAGAAAACATCTGGTACACCTATGGATAAATTACCTGACTATACAAGTACATATATACCTTTGTCAGGTGATAGAGGATATGGTACAGTAGATGGTGGTTTCTTGAATTTAGATTTATTTAAAGTATATTCTAGAAAATCATTAACTAATTATCAAGAGGATCAAGCTAGTGTATACGGTGGAAGCGCAAGAGGTAGAAGCTGGCAATCAAGTTATGGTGTTAATATGGTACTGATGGAATCTGCTAATGGTTCTAAATATTGGATACGTATGGGTTATGGTAGTGATGGTCATTCATTTAGAATATATGCAGAAGCTACTAAACCAATGGAACTATGTGGCAACTGGGAAATAGTTTTTGGTACATTTACTTTAAATAACAATGCTAGTATAGATCTAGTTCATGTATCTCAATTGGATCAATTTTATATACCAACAAACTGTAGCTTAACAACATACGTAAGTAATAATAATGGTTCTAGTTGGGAAACATATGACGGCTCTTCTGAAATAGCACATCTTTTTTCATCAACCGGTAATCAGTTAAGAGTAAAGTTATCTGCAAGTGGACATCCTGATAAAGCTCCTTTTTATCAAAGACAACAAGGATTATCATGTAGTTATTCATCTTTACATGCTGCAGCAAGAGATTCAAGTATAAAATATAAAGTAACCAGAAATAGACTAAGATCATGAGTACTACAGTAAACGAAAGTAAAAGACATCTAGAAATAGACGCAACAGAATTTGATGGTCAATTAGACGGTACTATTAAAACTAATACTACTGCTATTACACAATCTACAGGAGACAACTCAACTAAAGTAGCAACAACAGCTTATGCTGATGCAGTGTTACCAGGATGGGTCCCTTCATCTAATCCTAACTATCTTACAGCGGTTACAGAAAGTGATGTGACAGCACATCAAGCAGCTTTGTCAATTACTGAGTCACAAATTAATGACTTACAATCATATCTGACAGCAGTTCCTTCTGGCTATGCTACAGAATCCTACGTACAGACACAGATAACAAATCTAGTTGACTCAGCTCCATCTGCTCTAAATACACTAGATGAATTAGCTGCAGCACTTGGGGATGACGTAAACTTTTCCACAACAGTCACTAACTCATTGGCAAATAAACTTCCTTTAACAGGAGGAGTAATAAGTAGTAGTGGCACTGTACCTCTATATGTAAGAAGTACAGGCACTGTTTCATATTTACAATTACATAATAGTTCAACCGGTACAAACGGTGCTAATGATGGATTAACTGTTGGTTTAAATGGTTCATCTGGGTATCTTTGGTTGCGAGAAGCAGCAAATTTAAATATAGGTACAAATGATACCAGCGCTATAACAATTGATTCAAGTCAAAACTCAGCTTTTGCAGGTATAGTTTCTGTTCCTTCAGGTAAATCTTTTAGATTATATAATGCAGCAGGATCTGGTTGGGGTGAATTATATTTAGATGAAACCGCCAATAAGATACAATTTAACAGAGGTATTCAACCTTCAGGTGATAATCAATCTGATCAACTATTAGGTACTGCAAGTAAAAGATGGCACACGGTAAATGCTGGGCAATCGTTGCTACTGGTGAAGTTGAAGCAACTAGTTTAGACATAAACGGAGCAGCTGATATATCAGGAATTACAACTCTTGGTGACCAAATACATTTTACAGCAGGAGGATCATTAATAAGAAAATCAAATTCAGGTTGGAGTAATGCAACAACTCACGATTTACTGTATCAAGGTTGGTTAAATAATCCTGGGGACTATGTATATTTAAAGGCACCTGGTAATAGCACTACTGATCACGGTATAGCTCTCATTGCAGACAACGTTATTGCTCTTGGTAGGTCTGACGTTGAAAGTGGACATATAGACACTGACTCAGCAACTGCTCCGCTTAGTGAAAACTGGTTTGTACTAAATAATTCAAGTGCAACTTTTGCAGGTAGTGTAACTACAGGCGGTGATATAGATTTACCATCAGGCAGTATGATTGACTGGTCAAATGGTGACGCAAGAATACAAGAAGGATTAGTAAATAACTATTCATTAAGTTTTCAAACATATGATGGTTCAGCTGTTACTACAGCGTTAAGATTAGATGGTGATAACACCGCAATTTTTGAAGGTAGCGTAGGGATTGGTACAGCACCTGTCTCTGGTGTAGAGTTACATGTTAATGGTGAGATTAGAGTAGATAATACTAATGGTGTGGCTACTAGAATGATTAGGTCTAATTATTTTTCTGCTAGCAGTGATATTGAAGTTAGGTCTGGAGCAAGTGGAGATATAATACTTGGTGATGGAACTGCTAGATTAACTTTAGCTTCTGATGATACTGCAACTTTTGCAGGAACAATAACAACTGATAGATTAAGTTTGTTTACTAGTAACACAGACAGGGCAACCATACAAGCTGGATCAAGTGGTACAACTGGTCATCTTTATTTAAACTCTTACCAAGGATCTGATTTACACCAATTAACATGGTCAGGTGCTAACAATGGTTTTTATCCACAAGGTGCTTCTGGTACTTTTAGTTTAGGATTAAATGGTAATAGATGGTCTAACGTATATACTACAGCTTTAACAGCTTCTGGTGAGGTTGAAGGAGGTAGCTTAGATATAAACGGTGACGCTGACATATCTGGTGAAACATCATTTAAACCAACACATTATGGTTATACTGATGATCCAAATAGCAGTGATAGAACTATATTTAGTACTCATGATACAAATGGTTCAACTTCAAATAGACCTGTAAACTGGTCTTCAATATATACTCTTGGTGGTAGTACCAGAAATACATTACAAATAAGCACTAATGAAGATTACTCTGAAACTGGTATGTGGATTAGACAGCGTAATGCTAACTCCTCTTCTCCACAAGGAACTGGTTATCAAAACTGGACAGAAGTATGGACAACTAATCATGCTCCATTAACAAAGATTACAAATTGGGATGCAGGATATACATATAGTGGAGTAGGTCATTTACCTTTAGCCGCTGGTTCAGGATCTCCTTTAACTGGTGATTTATATTTAACTCTTTCAGGTTCAACACAAAGAGCTCTTTCTTCTACAGGCACTAACAGTATGCAAATTGGAGATGCTGGAACTCAAGAGTTAAAGTTCAAAAATGCAGCTGGTAATTCTTTAACAATAAACTCAAGTGGTAACGCAACTTTTGCTGGCTCTATAACAAGTAGTGGCAGTGCAACATTTGCTTCAGATACAGACGCACAATTAATAAGCGGTAGAGCTAAAATAGGGTCTTACGTTGGTGATTATGTTTACTTTAGTCACATAGATTATGGTACGTCAAGTAATTATGCGCTTAAACAAAGCCCTACCGGTAACACAGAGGTAAATGCTCCAACAAACGGTACTGTAGCACTAAGCATAAACAATAGCCCTAAACTATCAGTGACAGGTGATAACTCTACTTTTCATAACGATATAGTAATAGATAATCACAATGGATCAAACCCAACAGATGCTGGTAGTTTATATTTTAATGAGTCTGGTACAACTTGGGGAACTGATATGTATGGGTTTAGAATTAACCTAGAAGGTAGTAGTAATTTATTAAATATACAAAGTCACGACACAAGCACAGAAAGAACTATTCTTTCTATGGCAAGGGATAATATGGCGGTTACATTTGGTGGTTCATTAACTATACCTAATTATATATATCACGCAGGAGATGCAAACTCTTATTTTGGTTTTGAATATAATGATGCTTTTAGAGTTGTAGCTGGCGGAGGAGAAAAATTACATATAACTACATCTAGAGCTAGATTTAATTCACACATTTACGTAGGTCTTGACTCAGCATATGATATAGGACAAACTGGAACAAGATTTAGAAATATATATGCAGATACATTATACGGTGATGGTAGTAATATAACAAATGTATCAGCAACTGATAGTACAAAGTTACCTTTGGCTGGTGGTACAATGTCAGGTGCTATCAATATATTAACAGACACTAGCAGTGAAGGTGCTATGTTAAAAATTGAACAAGACGGTACTGGCGATGCTGTAATTGACTATGTATTAACTGATACTAATCTGTGGAGAGTTGGTATAGATAACAGCAGTTCTGACGCTTTTAAATGGGGTATTGGTTCTTTTGGTAGCTACGAAAGAATGTCTCTTTCTACAGCTGGTACTTTGACTGTTGTTGGTGGTGTAACAGGTACTACATTAACTGGTACAAGCTTAGATATAAATGGTGATGCTGATATATCAGGAACTTTAAACGTAGGTCAAGTTGATGCTGATGGTAATATAGCTGTTGTTAAAGGCAGTGCAACAATAAGAGTAGAAGAGAGTGGTGGTGCTGACGTAAGAATGGTTGCTGGTGGGTCAACTGGTTATATTGGTACTTATAGTAATGATACTTTACAAATACAGCAGAACAGTGCTCCAGCTATAACTATAGACACTAGTAGAAACTCAACTTTTGCAGGAAGTATAACGCTTCCTAGTTCAAACACTCTAACAGGTTCTAGTGGTAAAGTTGGTTTTAGCGGTAGAGTATCAGGTTCAACACCAACAGGTACTACTGATTTTACCACTAAAGCTTATGTTGATTTACAAATTGCAAACTTAGTTGCCTCAGCACCTAGCACATTAGATACATTAAACGAATTAGCAGATGCGTTAGGTGATGATGCAAACTTTAGTACAACGGTTACAAACAGTATAGCTACTAAACTGCCTTTAGCTGGTGGAACAATGTCTGGTGATATTGTAATGGGTAATAACGATATTACTGGTGTGAAGTTTATACAAGCTAATGGAAACGTGGATATTAGGACTGGTAGTGGAGAATACGCTATACATGCTAATGCAAACGGACAAACTGCTCTTTACAATAATGGTTTAAAAAAGTTTGAAACCACGTCAACAGGAGCTACTATTAATTCAAGTACGGCTACTTTTTTAATTGAAGGAGATGGTGTTACAAGTTCAAATTTAAAATTTAGATCAAATTCAGTTGATAGATGGAATGTAAATGTACCTAGCGGCCAAACAAATTTAGCTTTTACCACTGGCTCTACTAATGTTTTAAGTTTAGATACTTCCAACAACGCAACTTTTGGAGGTAATATTATAGCTTCATCTAATACAGCTGTTATACAAACACCAAGAATTAGTATGGAAGCTGATGGTACTTTAGATTGGGGAGCATCAAGAGATTATGGTACTTTAACTTTTGACACTGGCAAGATTATGATTAGAGCTCTAAGTGGTAAAGCAATGGAGCTTCAAACTAATGGAGCTACAACAGCTTTAACTTTAGATACTTCTCAAAACGCAACTTTTGCAGGAGATATAAATTTAGGTGCTAATCATATTGGTAGAGATGGTGATAATTACGTTGGTTTTGAAACTGACAATCTAATTAAGTTTAGAGTTAATGGTGCTACACAAGTAAAACTTTCTGATGGTGTTCTTTCACCTCAAACAGACAGTGATGTTGATTTAGGTACTAACTCAGTGAAATTTAAGAACGCTTATTTAGATAGCATACAGACTCCATTAATAACAACAGCTACTGATACTAGTTTGAAATTAAGACCAGACGGTACGGGACATCTATATCTTGGAGATGCTGGTGAAGGGTTTAATATTTATCACTATAACTCTGGTGAAGACGGTACGTATGCTACATATAATTTTAATGGAGGTTGGTACACGTTACAAACAAATCAAACATCAGGTATTAAAATAAATGATCCTTTAGATGTACAAGGTAACATAACAGTAAGTGGTAATATAATATTAGGTGGTACAGGCCGTATTCAAGGTATTGATACAGTAAGTGCAAGTACAGATGCTGCAAGTAAATCTTATGTTGATACTACTGTATCTGACAATTCTAGAGATATAGAAATTGATTCTTCTGGTAATGGCTCTGTTGATAGCACTTTAGCTGCTAGTGAATCATTAAGATTTAAAAAAGGTGATAACATAAGCATAGAAGAATCAGGCGGTGTTATTACAATTAACTCTGATGATACAAATTACTCTGTTGGAGATAATGGATTAACACAAAAGAATTTTACAACAACTTTAAAAAATAAATTAGATGGTGTTGCAACAAACGCAACAGCAAATTCTTCTGATGCAACATTAAAAGCTAGAGGGAACCATACTGGAACTCAGGCAGCAAATACAATATCAGACTTTGATACTGAAGTTAGTAATAATACTACAGTAACTTCAAAAGCTAATATAGCTTCACCAACATTCACAGGAGTAGTAACTTCCCCAGCCGTAAAGGTAGGAGATGTTCAACTAACCACATCAATTGCATCAACTCATAACTATAATGGTTTTACTATTAATGGAGATGATTTTGGTAATGCAGATGGAACAGACGTATATCAAGGAGACCTTGTTTGTTTAAAAAGTACTGGTCGTTGGGAAACTTCAGATGCTAATGATAGTTCTATTTCTGTTGGTATGCTTGCAATTCAAACTGGTGAAGATATGAGTAGTCTACTTACTCATGGAACATACCATCTAAGTTATGACCCAGGAGGAAACCAAGGAGACCCTTTGTATATTAGTGAAAGTACAGGAAGAATCACTGCAACTAAACCAACTACCTCAGGTGCAATAGTAAGAGTAGTTGGATATTTATTAAGTTCTGCTGATGAAAAGATTTATTTTAACCCAGATGGAACTTGGATAGAGGTATAAAATGGGAATAGTTAAAGTTAATAACATACCTTGGGCTAATATTTCTAAAGTAAATGGAATACTAACAGCAGACTTTGCAAATATAATGGGAGAATCTGTTCCAGAAGCATCATTTGCAGATGATTATTCTGTAGCAAAATCTATTACTACTGGAACGGGACAAGCAGTAAGGATAGCAGATAGTGATGGTCATTTTAATTTTTTACATAACCAAGCCTATACAATATCATTTTGGATTAAGCCAGGTTGGTCAGCAAACTTAAATACCAATATACATTTGTTTTCATCAACTACTGTTGGTTCAACTTCTTCAACTGCTAATATGATTAGAATATATTATCACGAAAGCCATAACAGGTTATACTTTCAATATAAATCAGGCTCAACTAATAAAACCAATTTTTATTTATTTCATTCTAACTCTGGAAATCATGCAGCAGCATATGCAGCAGCTGGATTAGGTGCTTCATATTGGAGTGCAGCAAATAGAGGTAATGTTGGTGACAATGACTTTACAATGATTACTGTTGCAAAATCAACAACAAATTCTGCGGGAGCTAGTTATGCAAAAGTTTATTGGAATGGTACTTGGTTAGGTAATGGACATTATGGAGCAAATGGAACAGGAACAGGAACTCCTATTTTGACTAGTGATGATAGACAAATAGCTTTAGGAAGTAATACTTGGACTTATACAAAATCTGGTGATAGTACAGAAACACAGTTTAATGATTTAACTATTTGGAATAAACAATTATCAGCAACTGAAATATCAGAACTTTATAACAGTGGTACAAGACTTGATGCCACAGGACATAGTGCAGCATCAAATTTACAATTATATTATAAGTTTGAAAACGATGGCACAGATAGTAGTGGTAATTCAGGTCCTGCATTTACATTAAGTGGTAACTCTAATTTTGAATCATTGTAATGAAATACTATATTACAACAACCGAAGTTTTTGAAACGTTAAACAAAGACAACATACAGTATGCAGTATATAGCATAGACAAAAGTAAATACATAGTCATAACAAGCGACACACTAGATGACGTCTTATTTGCTTTTAACGATGCATCAAGTCTTTCAATTTATACATTTGATAATGCTGTTGATTGGGTTGGAGACAATACAGGAATAGAAGAAAGTGAGTTTGATGAAATAGAATATATAGAAGGCTTATAGATAACGAATAGATAGATGATAGTGATTAATAATTTAAAAACAAAACGATGAGTATATTAAGTACAATTTTTAGCAGTGGAGCTAAAGGATTAGTAGAAGGAGTTGGGGGTGTTATAGATAACCTACATACTTCTAAAGAAGAAAAATTAGCTGCCGAACAAAAGATCAAAGAGTTGATAGCTACG